TCAATAGGTGGCTACTTTACCAGATTCTTTTGTGTCTGTAACGACAGATTGCACGTAGGACAATAACCAAAAACTTTTTCGCCCATCCTTGTATGGCCTTTGGTATCTGCCTTCACGAATCCGAGCGTCTAGAGTTTCAGGTTCGATATTGAGCATGTGTGCAAATTCTTCACGACCAACTCGGCGTTCTTCTTTTGACTGAGCAATACGTTCAGCTACAGCAACAATCTTTTCTAGAATGCTAGCCTCTATTTTAACTATTTGTCCCATTTACTCCTCCTTACTTTCCGCTTTCATAAAAGTAATCCAATGTGTGTTACTGCGCTTTCCACTAATGTGGCCAAACAATGGTTTTTGATCTGTGAGCGCTAAAACTTCACTAACTTTGATTTGTGTTTCATTCCATTTGAAAATTAAAACACCACCATTGGCCAACACACGAAAGCATTCTGCAAAACCTTTGCGAATATCTTCGCGCCAATCTTCTGACAACTTCCCGTACTTGGCGGCTAGCCAACTTTGCTTTCCTGCTTTCACCAGGTGAGGAGGGTCAAACACAACTAAAGTAAATTGGCCATCATTAAAAGGCATGTTGCGAAAGTCCATCATCACATCCGGTTCAATCACTAAAGAACGACCATCACACAATGTATGTTCTTCTTTTCTGATATCACCATATACTACATTTGGATTTTGACGATCAAACCACATCATCTTTGAGCCGCAGCATGGATCTAAAATTTGTGCATTCATTCAACTGTCGCTCCTAAATCTAAATACTGCTGCGCCCATTCCTCTGCAATTTCTGAAAGAGTATCTTTCTGCTCTTCCTCATCCATCATTTCCCAGTTTTCTTCTTCGATCCAATCCGATAATTTCCCAAAGTCCTCACGATCGCCATTAGCCACACCAATAGCCAAATGGAAGCGAATTTTTAAATCTTTAAATGCTTTTTCACTCATCCCTCAGCTCCCGATTCAATATCCAACTTCATTGCACCTTCTTCTGGATATTCGGTCATCCAAAAGTAATAGCCTTTTCCACTGTGGCCAACTTCAAAGAATTTAATTGTTAGTTCAGTATCAAGTTGATCTAAATCTTTCTCACCATCTGGATTTACAAATTCGAGAAGGCTTTTTAGTTGATGACCGCTAAGTGTTATGCTCATTGTTCAGCTCCCGATTCGCTTGGCACACTATGAAAATGCATCCAATGTGAAGGTGGATCATTTTGATAGTTTGCCCATACGCTATTTAAATCCTCATCAATAGTCATATAGTCTTGTTCTGGGGTGACATCAGGAGCATCTGCCCAACAAATAAGTACCATTATGTCAGTAGGTGGCAATTCATCATTCACGCTAATCCACGTTGGAACTTTGGATTTCATGAAATTCACGGCTTTTTTCCACATTGCCCAACCACTATTTACACGATGGTAAACATCAAAAAGGTCTTCTTCACTTAGATCAGTTTTGACGCCTTCAGCAATATCAAAACAACCAGCATTCATATCAAATTCGAGTACATCTAGATGTCCGGGAATCCAATATTTTTCTTTAAAGAAAGGTAATTGTTCAGACCAAAAAGCTTGTTTTGTTTTTAAATCAATCATTACCTAAGCCCTCAAATATTCTTCTTTAGTCCACTCAACAAACTCTTTATAAAGCTGCTGGGCAGGTTTATTTAATCGGTTGTGATAGTCGATCGTTATGCGCCGCCAAGCAACTGGTACCGCATAATGCTTTGTTAGAAACATTGCTTGGTCCATGCCTTGCCGGACTATTACGTAGCCCAGCAATTGCAAGTAGTACATAAAACCAAGCATGTGTTTTTGGCTCACTTTCTTGTACTGATCTTTCATGTTAGAAACCGTCCACTAATAAATAATCAGGGGTAGATTCTTGTTGAGTAGGTGTAGGATTCTCTAATTCATAGCGGCGTTTTCTCACATACCCCATTAGCTTCGGTTGAATCTGCGGATCTCGTGCAGCCACGTCTATTTCCAAAGCATCTAGCGTTGTAAGGTCTGGTGCAGTTTGGATTTGAACCATTAAAGAGGGTGGCTCATTAGCAGATGCCTTTTCTTTTTCTAGCTCTTCAAGACGTTTGTGAGTGGCGAGAAGGATAGGCTTCATTTGTTCGTCATCCCATGTGCGGGTATAACGATAAACCGCATTTACTTCTGCAGGTGTTTTTGACTCTTTTACACGCTGTAGAAGAGTATCTAGGGTTTGCTGATACTCATTGTTTTTTTCTTGCTCAGGTGTAGGCTGAGTTAAAAAATCTTCAGGTGAAGACACATAAGGTTGTTCTGTAATAACAATCGCACTATCTAAAGCTGATCCTATATTTTCTGAAATATCTTCGGATTGCACCAATGAGTCTTTAGAAGTAGTTACATTTGTTTGCTCAGTAATAACAATTGTAGGTTGTTTAACTTCATCAACAATTTCAGAAGTCTTTTCTACAACTACTGTCTGTGCACCTTTTGATTTCTTAGCACGCTGTTTCTTTGGTTCGTCACCTAGGCGAATAACACTAAAATCGTCACTAACTTCAAAACCTAACGCTTTAGATAGTGCTTTTAATTGAAGCTTGGCGTTTTCTGCATCACGTTGAACAAAGCCGCTATTAATAGATTCAATTAATGCGGTGGTTCTAAAATTCACGACGTAAATAGAAGGCGAATATGTAGTAATTACAAAAACATCCTGTCCTTCCTCATATTCATCAATAGTTAATGGCTTTGTGAATGTAATGCCAGCCAGCTCAATAGTTTCGATTTTGATGCAGAATTCAAAACCCGGTTTACCAAAAACAGAAGCGGGGAATTGATCTAAGTCAGAAAAGTCCAACATGTCTCCAATAGGACGACATAGAACAGTTTTACCTTTTTGAAGTGCTGCAAATGCTTCTTGAGCAGTTAAAATATTTTTCATGCTGTCATCCCCTTTTTAGCTAAGGTTTCAATTTCTTGTTTAACTGCCTTAAGTTTTGCCGCTTCAATTTGGATAAGGGCATCGATACCTAAGTGCTCACAAACTGTTTTTACATCGAGGCCACGTTCAGCTATGAAGTTCTGAAGTTCATCTCTTTGTTGATCTGAGATACCGTTAAATTCTGGTGGACTAATCCAAGTGCCACGTTGCTTATCAAACGTGCAATTCAATGCTTTAGCTCTCATTAACATTGCTTGGCGCATGTTCTGGTAATACATATGTTCTTTATCAAGCGACTCAGTTAATTGATTAAGGTCACCTGCATGCTCTGCTTCCTCACAGCTTTGTTTCCAGTTTTCTAGCTCTTCTTGGGCTTTAGCTGCTGCAAGTTGTGCAGGCGTTAAGGTGTTAATGTGATCTTTAGCTTGAGTAATCAGGTCAGCCAAGAAAGTAGGGTGTGCTTTAAGATCAGGTACCCATACTTCACCGGTTTCACCGCCTAAAGCACCTGAGTTTTTCGCATGATGTGTAGGCGAAGGTTTGAAATTAATAACGCGGGCATTTTTACCTTCACCTGTAGTAACAGTTGTTAGATAACCCATCACATCTGCGATACGGTAAAGCTCGTTACGGTTTTTACCACCTAGATCTGGGCGGTAAATAATTTGATCACCGTTTTGATCTTCTGATGCGTGTGCAATGAAAACAACATCTTTACCTAAACTGATCAAAGTATTGATGTATTGCTTGAACGTTTGGTTCGCTAAACCTTGAGCCTTTAACTTTAAAGAGCCATCTTTTTGACGGTTATTAGCAGTTAGCAATAGATGGGTTTTAATGCATTCAAGCATTGCACCCACGGTATCAATGACTACGGTTTTATATGGTGCTAAGTCCTGCGGAGTAAGGTTTGCAACATCACTCCATTGTTGAACCTGTACAACCGCACCACGACGTAATTCACCAGTACGGTGAGCACCACGGTCAAAGTCAAAAGAAATTGCTTTTTCCGCAGTAAAGCCCATCGATGATTTACCTAAACCCGGATCAGCGTATAGGTACACAATAATTGCTTGAACCAATAAAGTTTGGTCAGCAGTAATAATCGGTAACGCCATTTTTCTTATCCTCATCTTGAGCCAGTGAAGCCGCGCTTAGTTTTATAAGCTTTGCGGTCATAGGTAGGGATGTTTGTTTCACGCAGTTTTATAGCGAGCTGCTTTCTGCGCTGAAAATCGATTTCTTGGGTGAGTTCATTCCAAACTTTTGGATAAGAAGTTTGGAACTTTTCAACGTCCAAAGGTGTCTTAACTGAGTCCTTCACCTTGTAAAGAACTGAGCCATTAGCATTAGATGCGTACACTTGCCAGCCAATGCGGACAGAGTAGAGGCCCTTATCATCACGGCCTAAAAATGACATATAGCCGTCAGGGTGTTTTTTGAAATTAGTCATCTTTAAGCCTCCACCAACTTGTTACGTTCGATGAAGCCTTTTAGAAGGCCATTGATGTTTCGGATGTCTTCAAATTCGGTGAAATCGTTATATGACTTACCGTTAATATCAGTGATTTCATTTACTGTGAGTTGAGTAATATCAACAGCAGTGAATTCAGAACCCGGAACGCCGTAACTGTCTGGATGAGCTTCAAAATCAAAGCTAACGTTTAAACGGAAGCTATCTAATTTGATGACGGCAACGCCAGAATGTTTACCTGTGATTTTTGCGGTTAAAACACCGTAAGTACTTGGTTGAGTCTTAGGGGTAAATAGAGAAGGAGCTTCTTTTGTTTGGAAAGCTGGTTGCAATTGGCAAGCAACTAAAGAACCACCAGAGATTGCAAGAGCAGCCATGCTGACAAATGCAAATGAGTTGAATGAGTTAACTTTTACGTTCATAATTGATCTCGCAGTTTGCAAAGCCCCGTTTCCGTCCAAAGTTCCGGGGCTTTTTTGTTATCTGTGAGGTAAATATAAGAAAACTTAGTTTTATTGTCAATAAGAAATCTTATTTTAATTTAAGAAATCTTATTTTTATGCTTTGATAGGCAAAAGAAAACCCACCGTGGTGGTGGGTTCGAAGGGGGGATTAGTTGTAATTTTGAGGAAGTTCCCATAATGCTTCTGTCTTTAGACGCAATTTTTTTTGATTTTCCTTGAGACTATTCTCAATTTCCTTTATTAGTTTATGTTGTTTTACTATTTGATCTTTAACCTCTTCAGGAGGATTCGGGATCTCAATATTCAAAAACATTTCATCAGGAATACTGCGTCGTCTCTCTACACTGCCTTGCATTTTACTTTTGTATATTTTTCTTAGAGAATTAGATCTCAAAATCAAATCCAAATATTCTACATTAACTTCTCGTTTTAATCTAAAGATTTTGTATGCTGGGCTTACGGCAGCAGCATCGTAATATTTTTGAAATCCTAGAACACCTTCATCTATAGGGAACCCCATTACAAGTTCATTTTTAAAAACCTTTTTATACCCAGAAATATCAGAACTTGCGACTCGTTTTTTAAATTTCTCATGTTGATCAATTAAGCCATGTTCCATAGTGATACTCATAATAGGTATATTTGTATCCTCTCCCACTTTGACTTTGCCAGACAAGGATAGGAGTTCTTTTAGTTTTATAGTTGGGAATTTTGATTTTATATGTGAATTACTATAGTGAGCATAATTATAAATATAATCATTGCTTCTGATTAATTCTGGATTAACTTTTAAGAAACCTAATTCATTATAATATTTATCAAAGTCGCTCTTATTTAAATCAGCAAAATCTAAATTTTTTAAATCATTTTCGTCAATTTTTCTACGGAAAGAATCTAAACTTAGGCCATCATTTGTCACATTGTAGTAAAAAACGTCAGAATTTGTTCTACCATTATGACAGTTGGTAAAGTAGAGTATATTGGTTTTAACTTTTGCATATGGCAGAAAAACTTCTTTTGGAAGTGAAACTACTGCTTTTAGTTGGGCGTTTTCAAATAAATACTTCCTTACTGGAGCTAAAGCGGCTTTAAAAAGAAAGCCTTCAGGTACTACTAATGCCATTCGCCCTCCTTTTTTTGTTGCTTTAAAGCAATGTAGAACACATACTCCATCACCATCGTTTTTAGCTAACTTATTCTCATATAAGTGAGAATAAGAAGTTTTTTGAGAAAATGGCATGTTGGTTATAACCACATCATATTCAGATTCAATAGGGTTTTGAAGTGTGTCTATCTGGCAAATTCCACTATGCCCATCCCCATGCAGAATCATATTCATTTTTGCGAGTTTTGCATTTGAGGTAATTTCTCTTCCAAAAATAGTATTATGTTTAAGCTTGATTTCTTCACTACTATTGTTTGCAATTAAAGTGTTATCTTTTATATGATCAAATGCCTCTGTTAAAAAACCACCTGTCCCACAAAAAGGGTCATAGATCTTTTCACCATATTTAGGGTTGACTAAGTTAACAATGGTTTTAGTTATGTGACGTGGAGTAAAATATTCTCCTAAGTCATTATTAGTTGCTGTAGCTTGCTGTAAGAAATACTCAAAAGCATCTCCTTTAATATCGGTATCTATTGATGAGAGTTTTAACTTATCCAACTCTTTGATCATCTCTTTAACAGCAACAGGGTTGGTTAGCTGTAAATTTGTAAAAACAGAAGCACCATATTGTCTATCAATATCTTGTAGTATGTTATTAGTTGTATTAATTAGCAAATCATTATCGAGACTTTTGAGAGAATTCCAAATACCTGTATTAGCATTCTCTGTATACAATTTTAAAAAAAGAATGTTTGCAAATTCTGAAAGCCTTTCTATACCAGCTCTTAAACCTTCACCTCTTAGTGAGTTATTTAACTTCTTGAAAACATTAATTAACTCTTTGCGAGAGACTAAAATTTCTTTAGGTGTAATATAAATACCATTTGTTTCCTGCAATATGAACTCTTTAGCTTCATTTACTCTTATTAATTCATTAACCTCATTTTCATCAATAAATAATGGTTTTTGGGTATACAAATGCCGTGTTTCGCAGAAACCATTATTCATTGCAAATATCAAAGGTGCATCAAGCATTTCAGCATATTCGGTTGCCTGATCCAGTGCTTTTGTTAAGCTTTTTCCACCTGATTTCGTTTCAATTACACCGATTGGCCGCTTATTTTGTGAATCGAAAAGAACATAATCGGGTCTTTTTTTACTTTTCTTGAGAAACTCATTATTAACAATTCTTAAGATATCTGATTCAAAAAAGACATTTTTGTTTGGATCTTGAATGTCCAAGATCCAGCCCTTGTTAATCAAATTATTGTTAACAATAAAACGTGTATCTTGCTCAATATTAGACATATTGCATAATCCCAATATCTACTATAAAAACTATTGGCAATCTACACATTACACACTAAAACATCAATAAATATTACTATCTAATAAGTGATATACCCCACATTTAAAAGACTGTGTCGGGTTCACAGCTTATTAATCTTTGGTGTTATTAATTTTCTGGCCTAGCTTTCCTTCTTTTACCAACTGCACTACTTGTTCATTTGTAAGGACTGGAATAAAGACTTTATCACCAATGTCCTTTGAGAGGATCTTCACTTCTTCGGCTGTTAGCACCAAAGCTTCACCATGTTTCGCAGCATCATTGATGCGAGCAATAATCTGGTTGATTGGTCGTTTTGAATTGTCCATAAGTCTTCCTGTGATTAATGCGAATAAGGATGTTCTTGTCTATGCTGACTTGGCGGCACGATATCTGTAATAGCGGTAATACTTTCAACCTCGTCCATTTCAAAGAAAAATCGCTCACCACCATTCACAGAAAGCAAACTTAAAACCCCACCATTGATGCCGACAAATTCTTTAATTGTGCATCTTCCATCCTTCAAGCACACCTGAACAAACTCATTCGGCACAAGATCTGCATATTTTCTCCGATATTAATGGTTATTTAAGATCAATGTTGGCACAAAGTCTTAATCCCATAATATCAGGGAAAATTTGAATATATTAAAAAAGAAAACCCACCGTGGTGGTGGGTAGATTAGATGAATTGGATCGCTTTTTACTTATTGCTCAATACTTTTGCTTTTGCCTCTCTTGCTTCTTTGCGATCTTTTAATGTTTTTTCAAGCAAAGAGATTTCTCTTAAGTCAGACCAAGCTAAGAAGAAGCTAAAAATTGAGGTGAGTCCAACAGAAAGTATTAGAGCTAAAAGATGCTTAGCTGAAAGTAAGCCTAATAAATTAAGTATATACATACTAAAAACAAGAATAATAAAAAGCATAGCCACATATAAAGATGACTTACTTCTTATGTCCACAGTTGAAGTCAACCTATCTCGTTCTGACTGATTTAAACCATCAAGCTTTAATGCATCGAGCATACCTTTATAAGCCAAATAAATTTGACTTAAAGGGAGAAGCAGTACAAATGAAAATTGAACCAGATTTATTGTAATATTTAACTCTAAATATTTAAAAATTATTGAAAATATAGCAAACAGACCGACTAACACTAGTGCGATAAATCTAGCATTATTGTAGAAGGGTAAGTAGCGTTTAGCCATATTAGTCACCAAAATTTATATTGGTAGTCATCCAATTATACAATTGAACTTTTAGGCCGTCGTTATAAACTTTATTATTGATTGTTTCAACTGAAATCTTGCCGCTCATTTTTAGATTATCAGCCGTAACCTTGGTCCCATCCTCAAGAGTAATAACATAATCATCATTATGTCGCATGGATGAAGCTACAGTATCAATAACTTTTTGCCCACTTTTTGAGGTTTTGCGGTTGTATGTAAGTGTTAATTTTAACTTTAGGTTTGCGTCATCAAGCCCATCCTCTAGTTTTAAATTTTCTAAATCAACTCCAAAAGCTGACTTAAGCACATCAACCACATTATCTTCAATTTTATAGTCAATTTTCGCAGGTATGCTTGATTCGACAGTATGAACAGGTTGAAGTTCTGTTGACCCAATGCCAGATGAGATTGAAATAGTTTTAGCTGGAGTTGATTCAAGCTTTTGCTTAACAGTGGGATTTGGAGCATCTTTTAATATTAATGCACTATTCTCTGGCAATGCTTTGGCTGCTTCACCCAAAAGCCAGCCCAAATATGACTCCAAGGTTCTAGCGGTAAGTGATCTTGATTGAATGATTGCGACATGGTTATCAATAACACCAAAGTAAAGAACACTATCAATAAACTCTTTTCTTACAACCTCTGTAGCGTCAACGCCATCTTCATCATCTGGCAGATCATCTGTTAAATAGGTTTTAATGGGAAATTCAGTAGCATCATCACTGTCTATCTTTAATACAGCCTGAGCTTTGCCTGACTCAACAATAATCAACTCGCCAAAGAACATGCTTTGGTGTGAACTAGCATGATTAATTAGAATAAAATCATCTTTTGTTGCGGAGACAAATTGTTGACGATTTATGGCTTTATAGTAAAAAGAATCCTTATCCAGCAATTGTGCTTTTAGTAATTGACCTAGATTGGCGCCTTTTAGAAAATCTACTTTTTTGTAGTGTACTGTTTTGTCTTTTACTACTGTTTTACTCATTATTTCCTCCTCCCGAATCGCTCTAAAGTACTGTGTCGGGTTCACAACTTATTAATCTTTGGTGTTATTAATTTTCTGGCCTAGCTTTCCTTCTTTTACCAACTGCACTACTTGTTCATTTGTAAGGACTGGAATAAAGACTTTATCACCAATGTCCTTTGAGAGGATCTTCACTTCTTCGGCTGTTAGCACCAAAGCTTCACCATGTTTCGCAGCATCATTGATGCGAGCAATAATCTGGTTGATTGGTCGTTTTGAATTGTCCATAAGTCTTCCTGTGATTAATGCGAATAAGGATGTTCTTGTCTATGCTGACTTGGCGGCACGATATCTGTAATAGCGGTAATACTTTCAACCTCGTCCATTTCAAAGAAAAATCGCTCACCACCATTCACAGAAAGCAAACTTAAAACCCCACCATTGATGCCGACAAATTCTTTAATTGTGCATCTTCCATCCTTCAAGCACACCTGAACAAACTCATTTGGCACAAGATCTGCATCAGGGTCGCATACAACATACCAGCCATTACGAATTGCTGGAAACATTGAGTCGCCAGTGCCTTTAATGCCATAGGCTCTTGGTCCTGCTGAGTGAGTTGGAACATACCCATCTCCAGCATTGCCTTCATAACCCATATCTGTGAAATAGCCATCCATGCCCATCTTGGAGTAAGCCTTAACAGGAACATATCTTTTTTGGGTGGGGAAGGGCTTAACAGGTGTTTCAATAAATTTAACAGCATCTTCGCTATCGGGAATATTGTATTTTTTCTTAAAAGCTTCGATATCCAGAACTTTCAAATGCGCAACAGTGCTATCCAACTTGGGACCGCTTTCATCTCCATTAGTTATATACGAAGTCGACACTCCGAAATAAGCCGCCATTTTGCTTAATGGGTCTGCTTTAGGAGCATAAGCATCCTTCTCCCAACCGGTGACATTAGGCGCACTAACCCCGACGATTTTTGCCAACTCGCCTTGGGTTAATTTCTTTTCTCTTCGTAAGGCGCGAATACGCTGACCCATAGTTTCTAGATTCTTCATATAAGTTATCTTACATCTTGCAAAAATAAGTTATCTTTGTTTTAATACTAAGAAATCTTACTTTTGAGGTTGAGCAAATGACCAAACAGGAAGCTTATAAGTTGCTTGGTGTGAATGGTGTCGGTTTAGCAAAGTTATTAGGGATTGAACCTCCTGCTGTGTACCAGTGGTCAGATGAAAAAATCCCATTAGCTCGCGAATACCAGATCAGAGACTTAGCTGATGGCAAAGAGCCAATTAAGCGAACTAATGCAACCACCTAGGAATCACCATGAGCAAATTATCAGTTGATATATCTGCAAGCGCCAGAAATGGCGTATCCCGCATATTGCATGGTCTTGATATAAGCAATCAAAAAGAGATTGCTGAACAATTAAAAGTTGATCCAAGCACCATTACTCGGCTTAAAACGGATAAGAAAAACAATGGCTTGAATGAAATTGAAATGTTTTGCGAGCTATTGAGTTTGCTTGGATTAAAAGTCGTTCCTAAAGATTATCAGAGTATTGATAAGGAACGTGTTGCTGCACTTTTAGTCATGTCTAAAAGTTGGATGAACCGTATAGAAACGGTGGATGACTTATTTCATGACGAAATCAGTGGTCAAAAAGAAAAGCTTGGATATTAAAAAACCACTACCTGCGCAAACAGGAGTGGTTTATAGGCATTCAGTCGAGATGAATCAAATGAATAAAACTAATTTATCAAATCAAACAACCGAACGCAACCAGCCAGAATTTTTAGTGGGTGACGTTGTAGTACTTACTAAAGAGTGCCGTACTTTCAAATCAAATGATTTGTTTGAAGTTAAAAACAAAACTTTGACTAGTTTATGGACCATCAAATCAGAGAATCATTTGATTCTGGTTTCTTCAAAAGAAATCCGCACAGCAACAGTTGCAGAACTTAATGCCAAACGCCGACTAACAAGCGCTGAGCAAGCATTAGCGGAGGTGTCATGAACAGCTTTACACACCAAATCAAAGATTCTCGTCAGCAAAGTGAAATCCAATCTTTTTATGAGCCTGCATTGCGAGTGCTTGGGCACCTATTTGAGGTGAAAAAGCAAAATTTACGTAACAAAGGTTATGACGAAAATAATGCGGCGGTAACCAAAGTTGAATTTTCAGAGGCTATGGCTCGTCAATTTCGCATAACGCAATGGTTAGCACAGCAGATTGTAACCAGCTTAACCAAGGCGTGTTTGGTTGATTCTTTTGGAGGCTATGTTAAGCCAAAGGATGGTGAAAAGTGAGATATGCAGTAAAAAGAAAACAAGATATTTCCGTTTCCACCACACCGCTAGAGGTGGTAATTCCACTGGAACAACCAGTAAAGATCTATTCGGCTAAAGAATTAGCAGCTATGCCACTTTCAGTTATGAATGCCGCAATTGAGGCTCAGGAAAGATTTTATCAACTTGAAGAATTAACCCATATGGGGGGGCAGGCTATAGCAGTTCGCCGTCTTATGGAGGATGGGCACAAGCTAATTCAGGTGAAAGAAAAGTCGCGCATTCGCTACAAAATCAACGACGAATTTATTCCTCCAAGAATTATTCGTCAGTTGGAAATGCGCGGATTAGTGAAGCTTGGAAGGGGTAAGTAATGATTATTATCACCCCTTCAAAGCCCCTTCGAACCCCCCTTCAAAGGAGATAAATAACCATGCGTGACTATGGGAAAGTCTCACCACATTTCTGGACGGGAACTACGGGAAAAAAACTTCGTCAAACACCTGAAGGCTTAATTGTCGCTATGTATTTAATGACAAGCCCTCACGCGAACATGCTTGGCTTGTATTACATGCCCCTTTTATATGTTGCTCATGAAACTGGATTGGGCTTTGAAGGGGCTTCTAAGGGGCTTCAAAGAGCCTGTGAAGCGGGGTTTTGTAGCTATGACGAAGCCACGGAGACAGTCTGGGTGCACGAGATGGCACGTTTTCAAGTAGCTGAGTCATTAAAGCCAGCCGATAACCGCTGTAAGAACGTGCAAAAAGAGTATGACTCATTGCCGTCAAGCCCTTATTTATCAAGCTTTTTCGATAAATATGCACAAGCATTTTGTATGACTCAAAAGCGTGGCGAAAACGCCAAAATAGATAGCCCCTTACAAGCCCCTTCAAAGCCCCTTCGAAGCCAGGAACAGGAACAGGAGCAGGAGCAGGAACAGGAACAAGAAAATACTCACACACAAAACGCGGTTGAAAATTTTTCAGCGGCCGAGGAGTCTTGGAAACCAAATCGTGAACTATTGCTGAATGTTCTTAGGACTTCACAAGTGGGTGCACAAGCAGAGCAGGTTTTAGAAATGCCAAATTATGAATTTCATCTTGGCAACTTCAATGCTCACTGGGAAAACAAAATTGATCTCACTGAAAACCAACGAACTCGAAAGTTTGCAACTTGGTTAATTCAGGAATTCACAAAGTCGATAAGACCTAAAAAACAAAACTCACCAATGAAAACTGCACCAGCAAGAGACGTAAACAGTGCTTGGGGTGATTCAAAACAGTATGCACCAGCCACAGATGATATCGATGTAGGGGAGATGCTATGAATGCATTGAGCAAACAATTCAAAACTGAGCTGGTACAAACTAATCAGTTTTGCCCTAAACACAATGAGTTAATGGTTTTACTAATTGGTCGTCCAGTTTGCCAAACATGTGCAAATGAAGCGTATGTGAAATCACAAATTGAACACGCACACCAAGTCAACCTTATGGTACGCGAGAAACATTTTGCCGGAGCAAAACTTCCTGAGCGCCACAAGGAAAGCGGATTTAAAAATTATGTGGTGAGTATTGATCCGCAGAAAGAAGCTAAAGCTGCTTGCCATAAATTTGTTCAAGATTTTAATTCAGGGAAGAAGCGCAATCTGATTATGGTTGGGCGTACAGGAACAGGCAAAACCCATCTTGCATGTGCTATTGCTCGTAACGTTTTAGACAAGCGTAGTTATGTTCGTTACGTCACCTCAGAAGACATGGCAAATGAAATTGCGACTGCATGGACAAAGCCAGATGACAATGAAGCAAATGCAATTTTTCGCTTCACGGACTGTGATTTATTGATATTGGATGAATATGGTTTGCACGACCAACACGAGAGTCGATTGCAGCTCGTTCATAAAGTTTTATATGCACGTTATGACGAAAAAAAGCCGACAGTTTTAATTTCCAACATGACGCTTGAGTCTACAGAAAAGGCGCAAGGTTTGAAGGAAAACTTAGGGGACCGTTTATGGTCTCGGTTTCAACATGACGGTTTGACAGTAGTTGAATGTGACTGGGATGACTTGCGTTTTGGTGGGGCAGGATCATGACTAAATTCGAGATTTTAAGCTGTGGCTTACTCATTTCGTGTGTAACAGCAGTACTTTGCGGTGCGGTGGTTTTGTGGTGGTTGGCGAGAAAAGAACATGATGAGGTGAAGATGGCTGATTTTAATGGATTCTTACTTGTCTCAGTTCCAATCGAAAACGGCTTGGCAGATGTCTATATCCATAAAGTAGAACAAGCCATCCGCGACCACGAATCAATATACGGAGGCGGGGATGAATAGTATCTGGTTTACGTTGTTCTTCTGCTTATGCTGCTTCATTTGGGGTTTTGCATATTCGTATGGCAGTTGGATTGAGAAAGCAACTAATGGCCAGCCTTTTGAATCGAAAGGCAAGGTCTACAAAATCATTGAATTGGATGTTGTGGAGAAAGGAGCCAGCCATGAGTGAGTTTAAAGTCGGGGATAAGGTTGTTTTGAAAAACAGTAGCCAAGACAAGGTAATGACTATTCAAGAATGCTACAAGGAATTCATTCGAGCATATTGGGATGACAAACATTATTCATTTGCTCATGAAGTTAATTTTCGTTTTGCCACCCCCGAAGAAATCGCAGCAGGCTACCGCATTGATAAACCCTCGGATTCGAGGGAATTAGAAACCCTAGACAAACTAGAAAACCACATTTCGCCGAATTGCGAGGTCAAAAATGGATAAGTGTAGAGAGGAGTTTGAGCAAAGCCCTAAAACCAAAGAGTTACTTAGTGATTCTATCTATTTTGATGAAAAAGAAAACCGATACAAAGTCAATGCAGATGGTTGCTTGATATCAGTCGTTTTTCTTAATGGACGCTGGGAAGTTTGGCAGGAACAGCAAGCGAAAGTGGAGGAGCTGCAAAAGCGTTTAGATGGGGCATTAAAAGAGACTCAATATGCTTTGCAGTATGTTGAAGAAGACATGCGCGGCAATCATGAATTTCTACAAATGGCAATGATTCGAACCCTTAAAGCTATAGAGCAAGTGCTCAAAGGTGGTGCTTGATGTCATCAGTCAGCATTGCTGAATACCGCAAGTTATTTCCCATAAAGAAAAATAAAAAGCGCCGTTCAGCAAAGCAAGTTGCCAGACAACCAAGTGTGGGTGAAGTGGTTCTGGCAACGCATTTAAGAGCATGCAAGATTGGTTTTGAACAGGAATATAAGTTCCATCCTGATCGTAAATGGAGAGCAGATTTTTTAATAACGGGTAAAAAGATTTTGATTGAGGTAGAAGGCGGGATCTGGAGCGGAGGTCGCCATACGAGGGGCAAAGGTTATCTAGGAGATATGGAGAAATACAACTCCGCAGCAATGATAGGTTTTACAGTTTTACGGTTCAGTACAGAGCAAGTGAAAGCAGGCGTGGCGATTAAACAAATTGAGCAATTGGTGGGATGAAAATGAATATGCCAGTACAACACATTTTACAATCGGTCGATTGGTCTAAATATAGTTTTGAAGAGTGGTGCCGCCAGCTTGGAGCTTGGCTTAACGGCGATACCGAAACAATGATCAAAATTGTTAAGACGATGCCAACAAAACGCATCACTCAAAAACAACGTGAAAAATTAATAGCAATGTATATGAGCGATGAAAATTTAAAAGATCGCTTATGTATTCGCCGTAAGGGTACTTGCTGTGAGTTAAATGACAATGAGGCACGTGCAATCCATAGATTGATTATTGATATTAAATTAATCGAAGACAACATTTTACAAGAATGGATTTCAGCAATTTGGTCACATCATGTTATGGGTAATTCATTACGTGATATTGCTCAAAGTAACGACACTTCAGTTAATCAAATCAGACAGGATTTAAAATGTGGTATGGCTTATATCAAAAGTCGAAATCCGCATTTCAGATTTGAAACTTTTGAAAAAACCACTTGAGTGTGCGCACGGGGTATGGCATATTTGTGATAACTTGGCGATTTTGCATTTAATTGCCAAAGAAATGGCTCGCTTTTGCGAGCTTTATTATTTCTAAACTATTAAAAAGTAATAATGTTAGAAAAAATTAAAAAAGCATCTCTTGCTGATTGGGTTCTTATAATTTCTAGTGGACTGTTAATTACGGGTCTTTGTTATCAGTTTGGTTATTACGGGACAGTTGGACTTCAAAGTCCTTGGATTATCAATCTTTTAGGGACTAAAGAATTATTTATTAGTAATCTTGGTCTTTGCATTCTATATGCAATTGCAGCTCTTTATTTGTCTTCGTATGTTGAAGAGCAAACGAAAGAGAGATTAATAGAGTTGGCAGTGCTTGCAAATATTGTTTTGATTGCAATTATATTAGTGGTGATTGTTGAAGATAAGCGAATAAACAATATTGTCGATTGTATTTCAATTTTCTTAGCCTTTAACTCTTTTCTTATAGTTCTTAAGCAAGGTTACTATTTAAAAATTATTGGTGTAATTGTCCTTTTTTTAGTTATCCCTTTTTTAAAAGGCGTAGCAGATATACAAACTAGTATTTCAGAAAAACAGTTTAATGCAGTAAAACTAGCGAAAAGCGAACAAGAATGGTTCTTGGTTAATACTTTTGGAGATAAGGCTGTTTTGGTTGATTCTTATGAAAAATCTCGAAAAGTAAAGGTTGTGGAAATTAAAGAGCTTGAATTCGTTCAGACTCAATAAAGTAATTTTTATTTAATTTTTTATGTTAAATTCCAGTCTAATTAAAAACTGGTAAGTAAAATGAACATCTGTGTTGGTGGTGAATTAGATGGGCAAAAGATAGAGAAAGAAGGCAGATTACTAAAAGCTTCTGATATCGACCCATCATTTAAAACCGAGTACTACAAGCAAGTTTTTAACCGCGACAACATCAATTATCATTTTTGGTTGCCAATTGGATCTGACTTACATGATATGTCTGCAAAGGTGTTAAGTGTCTTAAGAGCACCTAAAAACTAGTTTTATCGTTTGCCGAACGTATTACGGCACTTAAAGCCCCGCTGAATATCGATTATTGGCGGGGCTTTTTATTTTTAGGTAATTATTTTTCTCCTATTTAAAATGAATTTTGATATATTGAAAATTCCTTATATAAAAGAGAAATAATAGTGGAATTCAAAAAATTAGAAGAACTTTATGATTCATTTGTTAGTCATGAACGTTTTCCAGAAATCGAAGAGCAGGCGGAAAGGATTCTTCAGCATCCGGAGCTTGATGACGAAAGTAAAAAAGTTGGTAATTGGGTATATAATCTTTGGTTTTGGAATAACTATTTAGATTCCCCTAAAGGTAAATTGTTTCAAACACCTTATAGATTTTCAATAGCTGTGAATGGATATAAGATAGATATTAACTCGAATGATGCACCAAATTTTAGAGATAGAGATAAATATCTTGCTTGGTTACATGGCGTCATTAATAGTTAGAGAAAAGACCACCCAAGCGGTGGTTTTTTAATGGGTAAAACATATGAAAAACGAAGTCGGCTTTCATGTTCCTGTTCGTCCAATGCCTCCAGAATGGCTTTTTGAAATGGATACACCAAACTTTGCACCAGCTCCAGAAATATGGGAATGGATTAAACAAGTATTTCTAGATCCAAAATCGAAATTATTTAATCCTGATCACATGCACTTACGTTCATTTCGATATCCCGATATTGCTGTGATGTGGGCTAGATCTGGCTTTAAAAAGCAGGGACGTCAGGTTATCGGTACTACTGAAAAAGTCATGATCAATGCTGGTGGTTGGAAGAAAGAACGACAAGAAGAACAATACATCCAGTGGTTCAATTATTTACCTGAATACTTAATTACTTTTGATGCTTCATATTCACGTATAGCAAGTGATGTGAACTTTTGTGCTTTGGTTGAACACGAGCTTTATCACATTGCACATAAGAAGGACCAATACGGAACACCAGCATATAACAGAGAAACTGGTATGCCTAAGTTAGCTATTCAAGGTCACGATGTTGAAGAATTTACAGGTGTTGTTCGCCGATATGGAGCAACTGAGGATGTTAAACGAATGGTCGAAGCAGCTAATAAAAGGCCTCAGCTCACACGTGCTGATGTTCATTACGCTTGTGGCACTTGTAACTTAAAGGTGGTTTAAATTTTTTTTGCCACTCTACTTGGACGTACTTGGACGGATAGAGATAAATGGCAAGGCTTAATAAACGGGTGAAACTCTATATAGTACGGTCACTTGCTACCTATGAGACACCTAGTGAAACAGCAAGAGGCGTCCAAGAAGAATTTGGTATCACCGTAACCAAACAGCAATGTGAAGCATACGACCCAACAAAGAAAACAGGGCAGGACTTAAGCGAAGAATTTAAAACTGAGTTCTACAGAGTGCGCAAGGAAATGAACGACAACCTTAGCGCAATCCCAATCGCAAATATTGCCTACCGCCTCAAGCGTCTACAACGGTTCATCGATCATGAACAATTCAAAGAAAACCCAGTCATTGTGCCGAGCCTTTTAGAGCAGGCAGCTAAAGAGGTTGGTGGACTTTATACCAATCGAAAAGAAATTACAGGCAAAGACGGCGGTCCAGTCCAAACAGTTAATTCAGAAATTCCAGTTCCAATGGAAGATTACTTAAAAGCGCGGAGGGAAGTCTTAGATGAGTACTGATGCGGCTCGGGATAAAGCCATCCGGATCGAGGCGCAAGAAGATTTATATTTCTTCACAAGGTACATGTTTAAGGAGCGCCGTGGTTATAAATGGATGCAGAACTGGCACCACTTAGAAATCTGTGAAGCTTTGATGAAAGTTTATCGCGGAGAGATAAAGCGGTTAATTATTAACGTTCCACCACGATATTCTAAAACTGAAATTGCTGTAATTAATTTTATGGCTTGGTGTTTTGGAAAGAAGCCTGACTGTGAGTTTATTCATATCAGTTACTCGGCAATGCTTGCCGCAAATAACGCCTTCCAGATTCGAACCCTTGTGCAAGAAGAGGCGTATAGAAAAGTCTTTCCCGAGCTTACATTGCGTGATGATAGTAAGGCTAAAGACTTCTGGAGAACTTCCCAAGGTGGTGTCTGCTATGCGACTGGTACAGGCGGCACGATTACCGGTTTTGGTGCAGGAAAACTTCGTAAAGGCTTTGGCGGCTGCATTATTATTGATGACCCGCACAAAGCACATGAAGCTTCATCAAAAACTATTCGAGAAGGGGTAATTGATTGGTTTCAGAACACACTCGAATCGCGTACTAACTCGCCAGATACGCCGATCATTGTGATTATGCAGCGACTTCATGAAGATGATTTAGCTGGATGGTTGCTAGGTGATAGAAAAGACGGCGTTCCTGTAGCTGGTGGTAACGGTGAAGTGTGGGAGCATCTATGTCTTTCAGCTATTCAGGAAGACGGATCCGCACTGTGGCCAGCAAAACACAATATCCAAAAGTTAAGGCAAATGGAGCAAGCCGCACCATATGTATTTGCCGGGCAGTACCGACAAATGCCATCACCGCCAGCAGGCGGTTTTTTTAAGCCCGACAATATTCAAATTGTTGATGCTTTGCCTGCAGATGTAGTGAAGCAAGTAAGGGCATGGGATTTTGGCGCTACAGAGAATGAAGGCGACTTTACAGCAGGTGTGCGAGAAGCTCTTGGTGCAGATGGTTTTACTTACATTGTCGATGTTACAAGAGGACAGCTTGGCCCTGACAATGTAAATAAACGCTTAAAGCAAACCACTGAGCTTGATGGAAAAAACGTAACTGTTCGAATTCCTCAGGACCCTGGTCAAGCAGGGAAATCTCAAGCTCTGGCATTTACAAAACTTCTCAGTGGCTACCATGTGGTTGCAAAACCAGTATCGGGTGACAAGATCACTCGGGCACAGCCTTTTGCCGCTCAAGTAAATGTTGGGAATGTTCGAATGCTTAAAGGTGATTGGAACAAAGCCTTTATTGAAGAACTTCGGAATTTCCCTAATGGAACAAATGACGATCAGGTAGACGGTGGATCTGACGCTTTTAATGAATTACATGAAGGATTTGAAACCTTCTTCGCTGATATGGGATTTGCTCGATGAGTGACGTAACTTTTAAACATCCTGAGTATGTTAAGAACTTGCCATACTGGCAAAAGCTAGATGATGTATGTGAAGGTGAGGATGCGGTAAAGGCTAAAGGTGAGAAGTATCTGCCAAAGCCTAATGCACATGATAAGTCACCTGCAAATAAGAGTGCTTATGAAGCTTATCTTGTACGTGCAGTTTTTTATGAAGTTACAGGGACAACATCAAATAGCTTGGTAGGTGCTGCTTTTGCCACAGATCCAAGCTTTAAGTTTCCATCCCAGCTTGAGCATTTAGAACGCAATGCTAACGGCGCAGGCTTAAGTGCTTATCAATTAGCTCAAACAGGTATTCGTCATTTATTAAAGCATTACCGCTGTGCTCTGTATGTTGACTATCCAGCAGTCACACCCGCTCGAAATCTTGCTGAGTTTAAACAACAAAAAGCCTACCCGATGATTCACTTGTTGAATGCCATTGATGTAATCAATTGGGATTCAATGATGATCGATAACCAGAAAAAGCTTTGTTTAGTGGTCATTCGTGAATTTACTTCTGAACGGGGCGGAGATGGCTTTAGTAAAACAGAGGTTGAGCAGTACCGAGTTCTTCGTCTAGAACCTGATAGTGAAGGAAATTACATCTATTCAGTACAGGTCTACACCAAAAGCGATAAGGGCACATGGGTGGGAGGGGAAAAGAAATTTCCAACAGATTATAACGGGGATTTTTGGTCATATATTCCATTCACTTTTGTGGGGGCTATTGATAACTCTGAGGAGATTAAGAAGCCTCCATTGTTACCATTAGCTAATCTCAATTTAGCTCACTATAGAGACAGTGCGGACTTTCAAGAGTCCGTTTTTTATATGGGGCAACCTCAGTTTTATGCAAAAGGGGTTAGTTGGGCTTGGTACGACGAGGCCAAAAAGCGGGGCATTTATATTGGTGCAAAAGTTCTTTTACCTTTACCTGAAAACGGGGATTTGGGAATTGTGCAAGCAGATCCAAACACTTTAGCTCGGGAAGCTATGAAGGATAAATGGGATCAGATGAAAGAAATGGGTGCTCGTTTAATAGAAAAGGGTTCTGCAGCTAAAAAGACAGCTACAGAATCAAACAGCGATGATGCAGTACAGCATTCAGTTCTTTCACTCTGTGTAGTCAATATGAATGAAGCCTTTTCGATGGCTTTAAGATGGGCAGCAAAGTTTGTAACGCCTAATGTGGATGTTCTGACTAAAGATGAGCTGATGTTTGAAATCAGTCAGGAATTTAACAAGCAAGGATATCAAGCTGAACTAGCTCGTCAATTATATGAGGCAGCTTTACAAGGTCGTTCTTCATTTAAATCTTGGTGGGAATATAACCAGACTGGAATGTTCCCAAAACAAAAGTATGAAGAAGAGCAGGTCAATGTCGAAGCCGAAAAAGACGGAACAGTAAATCTATAGGTAGGGTGGTATGGCTAAAGATAATAAAAATCTTTTGGAGGTTCTCACTCAACACCAGGCTTATCTTTATCGGGCTTCTTCTCAATCTGTAAATGAATTATTGGGTTTATTTAATGATGATACAAACGCAATGCTTTCAAAGCTTCGCGATTTATTGGATGAGCTTAGTGATTCAGAAAAGATTGCTTTAGCTGGTGGCAAATACACAACTTCAAATCTAAAGGAAATTAGAAATTTAATTTCCCAATGGTTTAGTAGTTTAAATACAAGCCTACCTGAAGCATTCGCTGTTTCAGCTACGGCAATGGCCGTTTATGAAGCCAGTTATATATCCAAGTTATTCGGCGCAAAGATAAATATACCTGACGGAGAAAAGCTTTACTCTGCAGCTAAAAAGGTTCCACTTACAGGCGGTGCACTTGTTGATGATCTTCTATCAAGAATTGCTGAGAGTGCCCGTCAAAAAGTTGAATATGCAATTCGTGACGGAATCAATACCGGTAAAACGAATCAGGAAATTGTTCAGCGTATTCGCGGTACCAAGCGGCTTAATTATGAAGATGGAATCTTAAATGGCACCAAGACAGATATTGATCGCACTGTTAGGACTGTGCGAAGTCATGTGGCCAATCAAGCTTATCTGAAAAGCTTTAATCAATTAGGCTTTGAATATGTACGCTTTGTTAGCGTTCTTGATGGAAGAACTTCTAAGCTGTGTGCATCACTAGACGGTTCTATTTGGGAAATAAACGACCCTGCCAAACGTGTGCCGCCGTTGCATCCCCATTGCCGTAGTATTTTGGTACCAGTTGAAAAAGAAGGGAAGCTTCCGGGAGAGCGTCCGTTTGTGATGGATGAGCGCAAAGTCAAGGATATTCCAAAAGATGAACGTAGTCAGTTAATCGGGCAATTGGATGCAAACACTACATTCAAAGAATTCTTTAAAAAGACAGATGACTTTTTTCAGAAAGAGTGGCTTGGGCCAAAGCGTTATAAGCTCTACAAAGAAGGAAAGTTTGATTTTGAAAAGTTTTTCGATCCTGAAGGGCGACTTTACACATTGGACCAACTTCGAAAGTTGGATGAGCAGAAATTCAAGGAGTTGGGCTTATGAGCGATTTAAGACATTTAGTTCTTAAGCGTCATCCGACCTTAAAAGGTTATTTAGTTGTTTGTGATGAAGAAACAGGATTACCTCTTGCAGGGCAAAGAGAAGTACAGATGATTAGTAATGATCAAGGTAGACCAGCATTAATTACTGTGACTTTTGAAGCTTATGGCGGTAATGGTGTGCGCTTAGTGGGTGATGAGCCTAGAACCCTTCCTACAAAGGAAACGTAGCTAAAGGTACTACAAATGACTGAAAAGCAGATCAATATGTCAGATGCTCAATATATTTTGAGTACAAAGAACATTCTTGTACCATTTCTTCGAATCAAGATTTCAAGAGCCATGGCAATTTACGGGTACTCATTTGAAAGAATGAAAGCATTAACCACCCTTTAAGTAAAACTTAACTTTAACCATAGCACCTTCGGGTGCTTTTTTTGTGAGTAAGAAAATGAGCAAGAAGCTATTAACAGCATCTATGGTTGCATACATTGGTACTAAGTCAGTTTTAGCAACGCCCATGACGCGTGGTGAATACAATGAATATCGGGGCTGGAAATTACCTGAAAATGAAGATCCAAATGAACCTGTTTATCTAGTCGAATATACCGGTGGTGGAAAAGCGAATGATGACCGACATGCTGGATACATCACTATGTCGCCAAAAGATGTATTTGATAAAGCATACCGTCAAAATGGTCATTTAACTTTTGGTGATGCCTTGGTTGCATTGAAGTTAGGTGAAAAAGTTGCCCGCCGTGGTTGGAATGGCAAGAATCAATATGTTGTTGCTCAAGCACAAACCACTGTCACTGATGCTGCCAAAATTTGGAACCCACACAATAAAGCTCATGCTGAAAAATTGGGTGGGCAAATTGATGTTGCTCCATATTGCACACTCAAGACAGCACAGGACACATTAGCTATGGGATGGACACCATCTACAGGTGATATTTTTGCAGAAGACTGGTTGGTATTGGAGTAATTACAATGTATGGAAAAACAACAAGGCAAGAGTTAGCTGAAAAAGTTGAAAAAACAGTTGTACCTCATGTTACCGCAGCTGAAATTGATGTTTTGCTTGAGCGTGTTGAAGTTCATACAACCACTTGTAATGCACCAACACCACACGTCATGGCAATTGCTTGGCTTGATGGTAAATTCTATTTAGGTACAGCAATCTCTAAATCAGTTAATCCTGAAAACTTTAATGAAGAACTAGGAATTAAATATTCTACTGAAGAGGTTCTTGAAATTGCAGAAAACAAATTATGGGAGCTAGAAGGCTACCGTTTATTTGCTTCGAACTTTTAAATTATTAAATTGAATTAAAGCGTCCTTCGGGGCGCTTTTTTATTACCTGCCGAAAGCGGATGCAGACGGCGAATCCGGGTGGATGCCCATTTTGCAAATATAGGTTGGATGACCCATGAAACTTAAAACAGTAACGATCGACGGTAAGGTATATGCGGAAGTAGATGGTGATAAACCTATCTATGTTCATGATGATGGTAAAGAAATGCCACATGATGCCGCTCACTCTGTAGCGACTATTGCACGTTTAAACAATGAAGCTAAAACGAACCGTGAAGCAAAAGAAGCGGCTGAAAAAGCCCTAAAAGCTTTTGAAGGTATCGAAGATCCTGTAGCTGCTAAGAAAGCAATTCAGACTATGCAAAATCTTGACGATAAAAAGCTGGTGGATGCTGGTGAAGTTGAGAAAGTGAAAGCTGAAGCTATCAAAGCAGTTGAAGAAAAATATGCTCCTATTGTTCAGCAGCGTGATGCTCTAGAAGCCTCTTTACATAAAGAACTTATCGGCGGTGGTTTTGCTCGTTCTAAGTACATTCAAGACAACATTGCAGTACCTGTGGACATGGTTCAGGCAACCTTTGGCCATCACTTCAAAATCGAAGAAGGCAAGGTGGTTGCATACGATCCGAACGGCGAAAAGATTTATTCACGTGTCCGCCCGGGTGAACTTGCAAATGTTGATGAAGCTTTAGAGTCATTGGTTGGTGGATACCAGTATAAAGACTTAATTCTTAAAGGTGGTAAAGGAACTGGTGGCGGTTTTCAAGGTGGGGGCAAAGGTGGAGCACCTACTGGAATGAAACGCAGTGAAATGTCTGTTTCTCAGAAAGCAGATTACATCAAAGAACATGGCAATGATGCCTTCCTAAAACTACCGAACTAATCATTAAATATTTGGAGATAAGTAGTTATGACTACGACAGTTAATTCCGACATGATCATCTACAACCAACTGGCTCAAACAGCCTATTTAGAACGATTACAAGACAATTTGAATGTTTTTAATGAAGCTTCCAATGGTGCGATTATTTATCGTAATGAAATCATTCAAGGTGACTTCAATAAAAATGCATTCTACAAAGTTGGTGGTAGCATTAAACATCGCGATGTGAATTCAACCGCCAAAGTAGTGCCTGAGAAAATTGGTTCTGGTGAATCTGTAGGTGTAAAAGTCCCATATAAATATGGCCCTTATGCTTCCACTGAAGAGGCATTCAAACGCCGTGCACGTACACCTGAAGAATTTGCAATGATTCTTGGTTATGATTTAGCAGATGCATTGGTTGCAGGACGTTTACAGTACAGTTTAGCCTCATTAAAAGCAGCTATTTCTAGCAACCCAGATATGGTTGCCAAAGGCAGTATTGCGGTAGATGGCCGTAAAGCACTAACACGTGGTATGCGTAAGTTTGGTGATAAGTTTGGTCGTATTAGTTTGTGGGTGATGAACTCAGATACTTATTTCGATATTGTCGATGATGCAATCACCAAGCAAATTTATGGAGAATCTGAAATCGTTATCTATGGTGGTTTACCAGGTACCTTAGGTAAGCCGGTATTGGTTACAGATGCTGTAGGTGATGATGATGCATTTGGTTTGCAAATGGGTGCGGTTACTGTTACAGAATCACAAGTACCTGGCTTCCGAGCTTATGACATCAATGATGAAGAAAACTTAGGCATTGGAATGCGTGCTGAAGGCGCGTTCAACTTAGATATTCTTGGTTATAGCTGGGATACATCAAAAGGCGAAAACCCTGACCTTACTTTACTTGGTTCAAGTGCCAACTGGAAAAAACATGCTACTAGCAACAAAATGACAGCAGGCACATTGCTTGACTTGTCTGGCACAACAACTGGTTAACTCATAAACATCTCACTATAAGAGGGCTATTAAGCCCTCTTTTTACATTAAAGAGAAATGCATCATGAAGCTAATCTATACACGTATTGCGGCAGCAGCTGCATTAGAAGTAGGGACTATTGCAAACCCTGAATATTATGAATATCCAAATCGAAGTGCTGAAGAGGTAATCATTTACGGTGATTACCCGAAAATTCAAAATGATTATGAAGCTTTGAATATTCCAGTTGAAGTTCGCAAATTGGAAGAACCTGCAAAAACAACTTTGGCCACTGTAAATGTAGCGGTTGGAATTACTCCAGAGCTGCAAGAAGTTATTGATAAAACTAAAGCTGAGTGTGAAAAGGTTGTTGAGGAAAACGGACAACTTAAACAGAAAATCGAAATCTTGGAACAAGCTAGTGGTGATAGTTCGGAGTTAATTTCTGAAAACTCACGTTTAAAAGATGCAGCAGTCTTAGCAGATAAAGCTCTCAAAGATGCTGAAGCTCAAGTGGTCGGTATAAAAACTGAATTTGAAGCTTTTAAAAACGATATTCCCGCAATGCAAGCACGTATTGCTGAATTGGAAGCTGGAAAAGCAGCAGAAAATTCAGCAACAGAAACGGCAGTTAATGATTTTGAAAACTGGTCAAATGATCAATTAAAAGAGTATTTGGCTAGTAAGAACATTGGCTACAAGCCGTCTGCAACAAAAGCAGAACTCCTTAAATTAATCCCGAAGGAATAATGCAATGAGCTTTATTACTGTAGATGACGCAAATTCAATTTTGGGCAGCGATTTTGCACCAGACAGTGATAAAGCTCGTCTGGTTCAACTGGCAAATGTCTGGATGAAAAAACGGATTGGTTTTGTACCAGATCCAATTGATCCACTTCTTAAAGATGCTGCATGTGAAATTATCAAAGGAATTCTGGCCAAGGAAATTTATAACGGCAAAGACCAGCAGTTGAAGCGTAAGAAAGTTAAAGCTGATTCTGTTGAGTCAGAAAAAGAATATCAAGACGGATCTGAAGCAATCTCTAGCTTTGAACAGATAGCAATTGATTTTATTGATTCACTTGATTTGAAAGATCCAAATGCAAGTTTTAATGGCTTTGGCATTCCACTTTACAGGGCATGATATGGGCTTACGTGACGAAATTCAGGCAGATATTGCCGAAGCATTTAATGAAGATTTATCGGACGCCGTTCATACCTTTACATGTGAGCGGATATCAAAAACAAATTGGGATCCTAAAACTGAAACGTTTGTTGAAGTTAAAGAAAACTATTCTGGCCGTGGCGTTCTGTTTGGCTCATACAGTCAATATGAGATCCAAACACTTGGAGTTCTGGCCACAGATAAGAAGGCTACCGTGCTTCAAAATGAAGTTTCCATGACACCTAAAATTGATGATGAATGGCTAACAGCTTTAGGCTCATTTCGAGTTATCCATATTCAACAAGATCCAGCCAGTACAATCTGGAAATGTCAGCTTCGAAAAGTGTAGGGGCTAAAAGTGGTTAATCCTGATTATGTTCCTGAATGGTATATCTCGCCTTTTCAACATGTGCAGTACACGCTTGCTCGAAATCAACTACACATGGATTTGTTATTCGAGGACATGAATAACGTTGATAAGTTCTTGTCTACTGAAGGTGCTGCTGCACAAGTTGATTTTTATTCTGACGGCGCGTATGCAGTTGTTCAGTTGGGCGATACCTCAGAAAGAAATTTAATTGAAGTGTATGGATTGCTTTTACATAAAGCTGTACATGTTTGGCAGAAGGTTAAGAAGTTAATGGGAGAAAAAGAGCCTAGTTCAGAATTTGAAGCATATTCAATTCAAGCGATCGCTCAGGATCTCTTTAAGATGTATGAGGAAAGCGAGGTTAAAAGTCATGGGGTGGAAGGGGAAAAAGCCGACTAGTTTTAGTCTTGATGTGTCTAAAGCAGCAGAAGCACATGTAAAGAATATTGTCATGGATACCGTGCAATCCTTAGTTAATTTAAGTCCTGTTGATACTGGAGCATACCGTGCTTCACATATTGTTTCGGTTGGATCCGCTGATTACGGTGTACGTGAACCTGAAACAAACGCCGTGCAGGATGCCGCTATTCAAGCTGTAAAGATTAAATTGGGTAATTTGGTCTATATCCAGAACAATAAAGCTTATGCACCCCGCTTAGAAAACGGCTGGTCTGATCAAGCACCACAAGGTATTTATGGCCTCACGTTTAACTTTATTTCTCAAAAGTACGGTGGTTAAGATGGCAATGACTTTAGAGCAAACAAGGCAAGCTATTATTGATCGCATGCAAAGCTTTAGAGGTATTACTCAAGACAGAATCCAGTATCCAAATTTACCAGGCTTTACGGTGCCTAAGGAAGGTTTGTGGTGTCGCTTAACGATTGCAGGCGGTCCAAGTTTTATTTCAGGTATTGCAGATAAGCCATGTACTCGCCGTACCGGTAATATTATGATTCAATGCTTTGCACGTCCCAATTCAGGAATAATCGAAATCACAAAACTGAGTGATGCATTACTTGCCCATTTTGAATATTTCACAATCGAACACTTAGAATGTTTGAATGGTCAATCCATCTATGCGGGTAAAGATGCTGATTTCATTCAGTATAATGTGAGCATTGGGTTTAAGGTAAATTAATATGTCATGTATGCTGACTTTAGAAGAAATCGAAATTAAACGGCAAGAGCTGGAGCGACATCTTGAAGATGTTATGGCTGTTGAACTGAAGAAGTGGCAAAGCGAAAACAAGCTATGTGTTTCTGATGTGAATATACGTTTGGCCAATGTTAATAGTCTTGGTGGAACTAAACATAATGTAGTTACTGGAGTAAGTGTTGATCTAGATAATGGGCCTTAAAATTCTTTAATTATTTGACCGCTAATAAGCGGTTTTTTTATGTCTATAGGAATCATTTATGAGCAATTTTGTATTTAAGCGTGGTGACACATTCAACTTAAATCTTCAGCTAGTTGATATGGATGAAACTTTGCAATATCCACCCGATGATGTTCGCCGTGCAATTGATCTGACGGGTTATACCTTTACTTCACAGATTAAAGCTTTGGCTGATGGAGCAGCTGTAGCAACTTTGACTTGTGCTGCATTAAATCAAAGTGCACAGAAAGGGTGGCTGAACATTAAATCTAGTGCAAGCACTGCAACTTGGCCTTTAGGTTTATGTCAGATGGATATTAAGGCCGTTGTTAGTGGTAATACTCAACATACCGAAACCTTAACCTTTCAAGTAATTGACGGGGTGACAGCATAATGGCAAATCTTGTATTCAAATTCAGTTGGGATCATCGGCCATTCCCGTATAACGCCTCACAGGGCAAGCGGCAATTTATGCTGCCATTCGCTTCCGGCATTCCCAATTTAAGCCCTAACTTTTCACAAGTTCAAGGAACTGCAGCAATCTCTCAAGGTGGTACAGGGGCAATCACTGCAGCAGAAGCTCGATCAAATCTAGGAGCTGCTGAAAAAGGGGTGAATACTGACATTACTGAAATGAAAGGTTTAACTACTCCACTTTCAATAGCACAAGGGGGAACGGGTGCAAACTCCGCAATTAGTGCGAAAGTTGCATTAGGTCTGGGTGATGCTGGTGCATTGGGATATTCAGCAAATGCGGTTGCTTCGCTTTTTAATAAGACACTTGTTTCTGATTGGGTGTCTGTTTTAGGGCTTAATAGATTTGCCAACATTTCACATGGTGACTGGCAAGGCGGGAGTACAGCAAACTCTCTCTATATGCCTATGCGTTATGGGACATTGATGGGCTATCACGCCAATGATTCAATCGGTACTTATTCATGGCAATTCTTCAAAGGTGTGCAAGGGCACCAAATGTCATATCGATATGGTGCTGGATCTGATGCATGGTCAGCATGGGGGCATTTAAAGACCAGCTTCAATACATCAGTTGATGCAAACGGATTCTTAAAATCAGCCTCACCAGTAGTTAAGTTGTTTAACGACCATATCGAACTCAATAGTGATGCAGAAAAACAGCCGATTGAATTTAAGAAAGTTGATGTAGGCGATTATTTACTTAAAGGCTCTTTAGGCTTTGCCCAAGAAGGTTGGTACATCGAAGTACCCAAAGACGCAAATGGAAACACGATCGTAGCTGTGGTGTATGACACATTGGAAAACGGTGATCTATCTATTAAGACTTATAAACGTAAGTTTGATTTTGAACTTGCTGCAGTTGTTGCAGACTTGGAATTACCTATAGATATTCCAGAAGGTCGCTGGATTGATATTCGCTTGCATGAAGAACCTGAACCAGAGCCTGAGCCACCTACAACTGAAACACCTTTTGATTTCCAGCCTACAAACTTATCCGAGGCTGTGGCTGCCGCCATGGTTGGTATAGCTCCGCCAGATCTCTCAGAAGAAACCCAGTAAGGACCCGCTAATTTAGCGGGTTTTTTTACGCCCATTTTTTATAACTGCCCGCTGATAAAGCGGGTTTTTTATGCCTAAATTTTGGAGAACTATAAATGAGTTCAGGCGCAAAAATTCGATTATATGCTTGTGAAGAAGCAGTATTAGGGACGACTCCAGCAAACCCAATTTGGTACACAGTTCGCCGTGTTACTGATAGTTTGACTGAAAATGTTACTACTGAAGATAGCAGTGAAGTAGTTGATTCACGTTTTCGCCAAGGCGCTGTTGTAACGGAAGCCGAAGTAACTGGTCAACTAGAGTTTGAATTATCACTAGGTACCTTTGACTTATTCTTAAATGTTCTCGCTTTCAATAACTGGGCTGCAAATGCTTTAAGTTTTGGTGGTGGAGTACGTAAGTCTCTTACCTTGGTAAAAGTCTTTGAAGATATTGGTCAAGTCTTTATTTATCGCGGTATTCAAGTGAATACAGGTGAAATGACGATACAGACCACAGGCAAAATCACTGGTAACTTTGGTTTAGTAGGTAGCTCATTTACGCGACAGCAGGTTAATCCTGTTACAAATCCTATTCCAGCATCGACTCGCCCTCTGGTGAGTATGCCAAACGTTGAAAAGCTACTTATTAATGGTCAATCAATTCAGGGTAAAGCTTGTCTGCAGACACTTACCATCAACTTTAGTAATAATCTGGAAGCGATCCGTTGTATCGGTTCTGGTAAGTACACGCCTGAGTTTTACTTAGAGAAAATGATGGATATTGGCGTAAATGCTAATTTCATGTTTTCAGCAACATCTGCTTCTTGGATAGATGCTATTAAAACCCGTGATGTATTTACATTGACCTTCGATATTACAGACACCAAAGGAAGTAAGTACTCGTTTAACTTCCCGCAACTTGAAGTTAAGGAAGCAAATCACCCGGATGGTGGTGGTGATGACATCATTACAATAGATATCAATTTTGCCCAAGTGCGTACTAGTCCAACAATTGTACGTGCTCTTGTGTAATCAACTTATTCAGTAACAAAGCCCATGGAATCCCATGGGCTTTGTTATTTCTAAAAATTAGAGGTTGCTATGGCTTTAAAAGTCGGAATTATTAAAAGCTCGGACGTATCAAAATGGTGCGAATACAAAGGTGCTGATGGAGAGGTACAGGCAGAATTTAAAGTCCGTGGTATCGCATATAAGCCTTTTCAGGTAGCGATTGAACGAGCAGGTAACCAGATCTCGTCTAAAGGCTATGATGTGATGGTGAAAGATGAAGATGCCAAGCTTTACCATGAATTGTTAATGGATGCGTGTGCTGCTCACCTGATCGAAGATTGGAAGGGGATAGTTTTTTCAGAAGTTGTAGATGGTCAGCCAGTTGAATCGGAAAAACCTTATACACCTGAGAATGCCTCAAAGCTTCTCAATCAAGGTGACATTGGTATTTCAATCTGGTTATTCATTAAAGAACAGGCCCAGAAGATTCAGGAAGAAGCCGATAAGGATAAGGCTTTAATTCTGGGAAAGTCATCGAACTCTATAAGTACCAAAAGACCTATGCGTCAAAAACGCCGCACGAAATCGAACAAATCAAGTTCTTAGGTGGTCGTATTCCTGATCCGCCAGAGTATTCTTATGCGGCTGATTCCATTCTTTCGGCATTTAGCACTATTTGCAGATCCCGACGATATGAGCAGGGTATCCCTTTATCTTTAGATCAGCACGCAATCAATGTCTATGCAGAGCATAATGATTTGCCTGTGGCTGCTCATATCTTTAATGATTGTATTTTTGCTTTGGATAACTTGTTTTTAGATGAAGCCCATAAAAAAATAAATTCCAAGTCCTCAAAAAAGTAACCCTAGAGTTATTTACATATAATAACTCTAGGGTTATTATTATCTCATCAAGTTAATAAGGGATTGGTGTGAAAAGTCTGGATTTAATCAAAATGATTGAAGCAGATGGTTGGTATGAGGTTAGGGTTTCAGGAAGTCATCATCACTTTAAACACCCAACCAAAAAGGGGTTAGTTACAATCCCACATCCTAAAAAGGATTTACCAAACGGAACTGTTAAAAGCATTTTGAAACAAGCGGGTCTAAATTGACCCGCTGTTTCCCGACTTTAAATACTATATCCCTTACAACTAATCATAACGCAGTGGGCGATATGTTTATGCCAAGGGCATGGAGTGTTGAGATGTTATATCCAATTGCAATTGAACGAGGATCAGATACTGAGGCATTTGGTGTCACTGTTCCTGATATTCCAGGTTGTTTTAGTGCTGGTGACACACTTGAAGAAGCTATTGAGAATGTTAAAGAAGCTATTTCAGGCCATTTAGAAATATTGGCTGAAGATGGTGAGGAAATCCCATTAGCTTCCGAACTAGTTAAATTTGTCGATGATCCTGAATATAAAGGAATGATCTGGGCGGTTACCGAAGTTGATGTTAGTCGTTATCTGGGTAAACCAGAAAAAATCAATGTTACTTTACCAAGCCGTTTGATTCGTAAAATTGATGAGAATGTAGGTAAAGGTAAGAGATATACTACTCGATCGGCTTTCTTGGCTGCTGGTGCTGAAAAACTTTTACATGCATAGCCTGATTTAAAATACCACCTTCGGGTGGTTTTGCTTTATGTGACATTTAGTAACCAGTTTGTTAAAGTTAGTACACTTTATAACAAACGGTAAAAAACCATGAAACAAGTCATTTTAAGTCTTTTATTAGTTTTAAGCTCATTAAGTGTTGCGGAAGCAGGTAGAGGCAGACAACCGTGCTCTGGTAAGAAAGGTGGGGTAAGTCATTGCAATGGTAGTAAGTTTGTTTGTAATGATGGTTCCATCAGTGCTTCTAAAAAGATCTGCTCTAGATAGGTGATGTGATGGGATTGAATTTTAGAAAAAGTATAAAAATTGCTCCTGGAATCCGTGTCAATGTTAGTAAAAAAGGGCTATCAAGTGTTTCTGTGGGGGGGGAAAGGTGCACGTGTAAATGTAAGTAAGAAGGGTACTCGCACAACAGTAGGTATTCCAGGTACTGGCTTATCTTATTCTAAGTTCTCTAGTTATACTAAGAAAACAACACCTAGAAGAGAACCTGATTTTAATAATCCAGATAATGTATGGGGTTACCCTAAATCTGAATGGATAATCTGTGGAGTTATTCTATTTATAGCTTTAATAATTTTTATTTGGATTATTAGCTGATTTTTAAATTTTGATATTTGATAGGTTTATATATGAAAAAGATTGTTTTATTAAGTTTGGTTTTTGGGATGGCCGGTTGTGCGACAACAGCTAATTTTTTTGATATTCATCCAACACCTGTTAGTAATTCAGGTTATTGGACTGGTCAATTTGATCGGTTGGTTGGGACTTTAATACTAGAAAGTGATGGGACGGGTGTAATTTGCCAAGACCACCTAGGTACAGCTAGGGTAATGTCTGTAAAATTATTAAATGATAGACTCTATTCTCAGGATGGGACTTACTGGAAAATAAGTAATTTCACTCCAACATCTCTTGAGCTTAATTATGCGCTTGGAGGAGGATATAAAATGATAAGGGACAATGGGCTTAAATTCGCTTCACCAGCATGCAAAGATAAGCTAAACACAAAGTAATAGTTGTTCGAGAGAATTAACTTGACTAAACAGAATATTAAATGTGATTGGCTGAATAGATATGATATTGGATGACTATCTGGGGCATGCCGCTAATAGCAAGAAACTCGCACAGATTGCTATTAAAGAAAGGCGTTTTGACGATGCATGGAAACATTTAAACCATCAAAAAGATTACTATTTAAAGCATGCTAGTAGGATGGGTTTTTCTAAAACAGAAACACTGGTTATAGACTCCTCACCACATGAAGATATGGCAAATGTCTTAAGACTAGAGGGCAAGCATAAGAATGCTTTAAGCAGTATATCTTACACTTATAAGGCGGCTTATACAGCTAATCGACCAATTATTACATTAGAGAAAAAATTAGAGGCTTATTACAATCGAGCCTATAAAAAACAGCCGTTTAAAAAATTTTTATCGTTACTTAAGGCTCTACCCAACAGTGACTATATTTCTGTTCGAGATTTAGTTGAAATTTACTTCCCTTTATCTCCCAATGATGATGAGGTGGCTCCAAAAGAGAGGAATTTGAGTGAACAGGAAATTAAAAAGGTAAATGATAACTTTTTGAAGCAAAGATCTACCGCTCGCAGTAAAGAGCATATAGGTATTCCACCACCACTGAGCAATAAGCCGGTTAAGGCAGTCAAACCAAGCTACCCTGAACCCAAATACCCAACGAAAGTTATTGAACCGCAAAATGATAATAATTTGATTCTTGGCTATCCAGCATCTGAATGGATAATAGGATTAATGGTGGGTGTAGCATTGTTGATCGGGTTGATTTGGTTGCTATCGTAATTAAAAAAGCACCCTAGGGTGCTTTTTTTTCATCATCATCTTGATCTAGGCTTTGTCCTAAAGCATCAAAAACAGCTTTAGCAGCTATTTGGGCTAGGCGTTTACGCTCCTCAGCATCTCCAATAACCAGATGTGAGGTATCTTTATCAAAAGAAAGGAATGGTTTTGATGCTGACTCAGACCGAAAACTGTGTTCTAAACGAGCAATAATCTCTTGATTCATCGAACGAGTATTTTTCTTAGCTTCGTCAGCGATTTTGTCTCTCAGTTCTTCTGACCAGCGTAGATTGTACTGGACTGTGAGATGACCACCATTTTTACTCATGGAAATAAACCATATACCGCAAATTTAACATAGATATTAATTCTATTATTCGGGTATTGACAATACTACCCGATTAATTCTATATTTAATCATACCTGATTGATAGGAGTATAAAATGGGAGTGTTATCGAAACCACAACGCAAGATGCAGTTTAACTTGCGAATTGAACACGAGCTTCATGAATGGTTAAAGAAAGTAGCAGAGGAAAATGAAAGACCGGTTAATTATGTAATTAATCAAGCGATTAAGAATATGCGTAAAGAAATTGAAGGTGCGAAAGCATGAAATCAATAGACAACAAAAAAGCCCGTGATCTTGGCGGACAGGGCTTGATTGAAGTCGCAATCTACAGGAAAGACAACATGTCTAATTTAACACAAAACTTTTTAAATCCAAATAATAAGCCATTAGTTATTGGTGATTTTACCATTCGCCAAGATGAAGAAGGCCGTTTTATGTTGGGTGACCTTCATAAAGCAAGTGGTGGTGAAAAGAAACACCAGCCATCTAACTTTTTAAGAACTGAGCAAATTAAAGAGTTAATAAATGAAATTGACCACTCTGCAAATTTGCAGAGTTCAGATAATGACCACTCCTCAAATATGAGGAGTGCTGTAAAAGTAGTCAATGGTGGTGACAACAGAGGAACATATGTAGTTAAGGAAATTGTTTACGCATATGCAATGTGGATTAGTCCCAAATTCCACTTGATGGTTATCCGAGCTTACGATTCACTTGTGATGGAGTGGTTGCTTAATGGAAAACAAACTATCTCACCAGAACAAGCTGGCATTCTTTATAACATTGTTCATACAAGAGCAAAAGGTAATAAAAATTTGATTGTGCAAATGTGGAGTCGTTTAAAAAACCACTTTAAATACTCAGCAAGTTACCGAGAATTACGAGCTATTCACTTTGAGGATGCTAAGCATTATTTAGAAGTTATGGATTTAAGGGCAAAGCCAGAGGAAAAGAAACCTCAAGATCCTTTATTTGATAAAGACGCCTATGAGCTGGTTCGCAAACTTACTGAAGCAGTCATCATAGAAAATGATGAAATCGTTCCAGTTCTGCTGGCTGTAAAAATGCTTGATGTGAAGAAGTTCGCGTATTACTCACACTTAGTAGTGAAAGCGAATGAAGCAGCACGAGATATTGCTAGATTGTTGGATTTCAGGAACCTACAAAATGAGCCGTTGATCGATGCAGACTGTTCGGTGATAGCCATGTCTAATGGACAAAGATTTCTAGCACGACCGAACTGGTTTAACTGCCCAGCTTAGTAATTATTTTTAAACAGAACCCACTCATTTGAGTGGGTTTTTTAATACCCAAAACAAAACCCCAGTAGCGCTAACTACTGGGGTTTTTCATTCCACCCACCGACGAAAGTAAGAGGAAAGTAAATCTATATGGAGCATTTTAAACCAATAGTGGAGCTTATGAAAGTGTCTATTGAAAAGTATGGCTTATGGCAGACAATTATTGCCTTTTTAATTTTGTTTTCCATACCAATTCTAATCTGGAAATTACCTGAAATCATTGCAGCGATTAAAGCCTAAAACCGACCTATCAATGGTCGGTTTTTTATTACCGAAATTTTGGAAGCAAATATGACGGATAAATCCAAATGGTTTGTTTTTAAGAAAAATGATCAAGTTTTTGGATGTTTCAGGATTAAGCCTTTTTCTGATCCTGAATTTGGTGAGGCCTATAAAATGCTTTGTACCAAAAAAAGTATTTTTAGAATGAGTGCCATGCTATCAGCCCAAGAGTTTGCCAAAATTATCGCAACTCATCTTATACAGGATTGGGAAAATATTGAACTTTCAAAAACAGGAATAGCTGGTGAAAAAGAAACGCGTTATTCGCCAAAATCAGCTTATCAATTATTAATGTATGGAGATCTAGGGGCTGAGATAACTTCATGGATCTTGGAAAAGTCAAAAAGTATTGCCTAGTTAAGTCTCGATTTATTGCCGCCGTTTATGGCGGTTTTTTATTACCTAGAGGAAAGTCAAATGGCTCAAGAAGCTCGCTTAGTAATTGTTATTGATTCGGAACGTGCGAAACGCACTGCACAAGACTTATCAGTTGAATTGGATAGCATCACCAAAAAAGGGGATTTCGCCTCGAAATCTATGGACCGGATGTCTGTAGCAACTCGTGCACTAGCAGGGTATATGGCTGGTTTATTAACAGTAGGTTCAGCCATTTCAAAGATGGATACATATACTGGACTACAAAACCGCCTTAAGTTGGTCACTAATAATCAAGTTGAACTAAATAAAGCTACGGAAGACACTTTCCGAATTGCTCAAAAAACCTATTCAGCATGGGATTCTGTTCTACAGGTCTACCAGCGTTTTAGTGATAATGCCAAAACTTTAAACCTCACAATGGATGACACAGCACGTTTAACTGAAACAGTTTCTAAAGCTGTAGCAATTAGTGGTGCAAGTGCAGAAGCTGCTGATGCAGCTTTAGTTCAATTCGGACAAGCGTTAGCAAGCGGCACATTACGTGGTGAAGAGCTTAATTCTGTAATGGAGCAAACACCAGCTTTAGCAAAAGCTATTGCTAAAGGTATGGGTATTACTGTAGGTGAATTACGTTCAGTAGCTGCTGAAGGAAAAATCACTTCACAGGAAATCGTTAAAGCACTTAAAAATGTCCAAGATGAAGTTGATGCTCTTTTTGCTAAAACTGATATAACAATCGGGCAGTCTCTCACACTCCTAAACAATGAAATTACTAAATTTGTAGGAGAGGCTGGTAAAGGAAGTGGAGCAGCACAGGCTTTATCAGGATCGATTCAGTTACTAGCAAATAATTTGAATTTAATTGCAGACAGTGCATTTGCCATAGGTATTGGCTTAATGACAAAAGCCGTTTTAACAAAAACGGTTGCTGTACAAGCGAGTATTGCTGCGTCAACCAAACAAGTGTTTGCCACAATTGCTGAACGTAATGCAAATATTGCAGCAGCAAAAGCTGAAGTGGAATCTGCGCTTGCCGAAGCACAAAGTACGCAGGTGACACTAACGAACATCAAAGCTACTCATGCTCAGATCATGGCAGAAATAGAACTCGAAAAAGTTCGTTTAAAAGCCCAAATCACTGAACAAGGTCGCACGGCTACCATCACACGAATGGCTCAGCTAGGACGATTACAAGCTCAAGTTGCGTTAGAGGTTGCTGCTGCGGAAACAGCACAGTCTGCAGCTTCATCTAGATTATCAGCAGCCTTAACAGCGCAATCTGTTGCTACTAGCCGTTTAGCTTTAGCAAAGTCAGCGCTTATGGCGATTTTTAGCCCAATGGGTTTAGCAATTGCAGCAACAGCCGCATCTTTCTATTTACTAAGCAGCAGTTCGGATGAAGTCAAAGAGTCTCTTGCAACACAATCTGACTCGGTTAGTGATTTAACAGATAAGTACATAAAGTTAAATACTGTGCAAGCATTAACAGAGGGTGTGCGGTTACGCAAAGAGATTGAGCAGCAAAATGATGCAATTGATGATGCTAGTGGAGCTATCAAACGTTTTGCTTATATCCAAAAGGAATTATTTAAATTATCTGGCAGTGATTATGAAGATTATCAAAATGCCATTAAGTCTATTGCTACAGGTGCAAGCGATGCAGGTGATCTCTTAAAAAAGATGATTTCATCTGGTCGTTTTAGTCAGAATCAAATTGATAAACTCATTGAGTTCTCTAGTGCAGTAGCAGAATCAAAAAATAAGATTGAGCAAGGTAATACTGCTCTAAAACTCTTAAATGCTACTTCTAGACAACATGTTGAGGTAACGGCCGAATCAATTAAGCAATTAACAATTCAAACAAACTTAACAAAAGTCGCTACTCAAAATTTCACTGACATGAAAACACAAATGCTTGATTCATTACGAGCACAAGTGGAATTCATTCGGTTAAATGGTGGTAGCGAAGAACAAGTTAAATCGTTGAATAAGGTAATTCAGGCATATTCTTTAAATCAAATTTCAGCAACTGATGCTGTGAGTAAGTTCAATAGTACAGCCAAAATTCCTGCTGAAAATATCAAGGGGTTACAGGATCATGCTACTAAAACGGATCAGTCTAAAATTGCGTTGAATCAGGCTAATGCAGAGCTAAAGAAACAGAATGACTTGCGTAATGAGTATCTAAAGCAACATCAAACTGTACTTGCTGCTCAACAAGGAGAAACAAATGAATTAAACAACCAAGTCGCTGCTCAAGAAAAGTTAAATAAGTTACGAGACAACGCCAACAAAGATATTCTGAAAAATGATTTTCTTATAAAAAACACTAAGGCATTTGGTGGTGGCGAAAAGGGTCTTGATAAGGCGCGTGCGGCATCAGAGTTTTATACCGACAATAAAATTCCGATGACTAGAAGTTTAACTAGTCAGGAAGCTGCAATTTTTGAGGCTTGGTATAAGAAGCAGAAGGAAGCCAAGGACTTACAAGAAAGTATTACCGAATCTAGCAGAAAGCAAACCAAGGAAAGTGAGAAAAAACTTAAAATCACACAAGCTGAATTGGAAGTAGCCAAGCGATCTGCTGCTTTAATTGAATCGAGTGGTTTAGGTAAATATGCTGAAAGCAAAGGGATACCATCAAGTGTAATTGCAGGCTTATTGGCTCAAGAATCTCAAGGTATTCGAGAAGCTAAGAGTCATACTGGTGCAATAGGATATTTTCAAACAACCAGTGGTTATCGTAAACAGAACAATATGTCTGTTGCTGATAGTTATGACTTGGAAAAGTCGGGCAAAATTGTAATTGATAATATCGCCAAGGTTTATGAAAAAACAGGTGACTTGGCTCAGGCAATACTTTCCCATAATGCAGGTGAGGGTGGAGCAAGACAGTTTACTAAAACTGGCAAGGTTAAAGGCAGTGCAGAGCGAAATAAGGAGGTTTCGCAGTATGTAGCTAAGGTTTCAAGGTATTCCGATATCATTGCTGGTGGTGTTGGCAAAGGCGGTTTATCCGATGGTGATAGCGATAGAGCCTATGGAAAGCAAATCAAGGCACGTTTAGAGTTAGTTAAGCAAGGTCTAAACCTTCAAGAGCAATATGAGGAGGAGCAAGCGAAGCGAACCAAGGCTCGTAACGAAGAAATTAACCTTGCGCAACAAACGGGTCAAACAGCCTTAATTCCTAAAATCAAAGAGCGATATAAAGCTCAAGATGAACTCGCCAAACTTCAGCAAGATTTTGAAGTGAATGGTTATAAGTGGACTGAGAAGCAAAAGCTTGAGTACACATATGAAACCAATTCTTTGCGATTAGTTGCTGAGGGTAAACTCTCTGAAGATCAAAGAAAGGTTGCTTTAGGTGGCCTGGAATTGCAAAAACAGCAAGAGTTAGGATTACTAAAACTTGCTCAAGAGCAACGTTTGTTTCAGGCTGAGCAATTCATGCTGGGAGAAATGGAGCGTATCAAAAAACGTTATGCTCTTGAGTATGATGAAATATCAAAAATCACTGATCTTGAAGAGCGTAGAAGGAAGATGAGTGCATTTCAGGCTGATTTTATTCGTAATGGTGTGGGGAATCCAACAATTGATCAGTATGATACCTCTAGTCAGTTTCTTAAATCGACAAACTACACCAAGCCCAAGCAAACCAATATGCAAGTATTGGATGAAGATTACGCTCAAACTTATCAAAAGTTGAAAGATAATCTTGCAGCTGTTTTGGAGTCTGAAAAAGCTAGTTATCAGGAACGATTGGAGGCGGAGCGCGTATTCAAAGAAGCAAGACAGCAAATGGATAATGAGTACCACCTGAAGGCGATTGATGCAAGAAAAGCAGATCACGACAGTCAATTGCAATTATACAGTCAGATGATTTCATCTGCTTCAAGCACATGGGGAGGTTTAACTCAAATTGTTAAGGATGCGCGTGGTGAAAATTCACGCTCTTTCAAGGCAATGTTTATAGCTCAACAATCCTTTGCTATTGCTTCTGCGATTATCTCTGCTCATTTGGCAGCTACACAAGTAGCTGCTGATGCAACGATCCCATTTTTTGGGGCAAAAATTGCGGCTTCAACCGCCATGCTTGCTATGGGATATGCAAATGCTGGTTTGATTGCTGGGCAAACAATAGCTGGATTCTCAGATGGTGGTTTTACCGGATCTGGTGGGAAATATCAGCCTGCTGGTATTGTCCATAAAGGCGAGATTGTATGGTCCCAAGAAGACATTAAAAGATGGGGGGGAGTTGGTTTAGTTGAGAAAATGCGTAAGAGTGCAAACCCTGAAGCTTTTCTCAATAACAATGCCTCGGCTGATAGTGTCATGCGCCGTGCAATGATGAGCTCTAATGCCTTTATAGAAAGCCAAAAGCAATCTGATATCTTTAATCAACCGGTTCAAGATACTCAGATTATTTATAAGGGTAATAGAAGCGTACCTATCACTTCTTCTTCGGCCAGTTCTGATCTATTCCACGATGGCAAGGTCTACTTCTCATCAAATGGTTTTGTTCAGGATCGATCAAATCTTGAGGATGTTCAAGATTTCACGATGGGTCAAGCTGCTCGACCTCAAGCTGAGATTATGCCTTCAATTGAACCTTCTACACCGACAATCAATTTCAAAATTGAAGTGATTAATCAGGTGAGTGGGGCGACAGTTGAAGCCGAACAACTGGATGAGCAAACTGTCCGGATCATTGTTAAAGATGAACTGGATAAGCAGCTTCCAAGAATGGTACCTAAGCTTGTAAGTGATCAAATCGCAAATCCAAACTCAACCATTAGTCGGTCTTTGACTGAGAATACGACAGCAAGACGGAATCGTTAATCAATAAAACCACCTTTCGAGGTGGTTTTTTATTACCTGAAGGAAAGTTATGTACAAGTTAAAGCTAAATCCTCAGACCAGCGGCTATGGCGTAACACCGGGTGATGATGTGAAACGTCAGCAGATGGATGGCGGTCGTGGACGCTATTACATCGATGTAAAACGGAATAGCCACATTGTCGATGTGAACTGGAATTTAAGTAAATCCGATTTTAATAAAATGATGGCGTTCTGGCGGGTCTACCAGAATAAGCCAGCTTCATTTTATGCGGATCTGGTGATTGATCAGGGGGAACGTCAGCAATATCTATGCAATTTCATTCCAAACTCGTTCAAGACCAATGAAGTGAATGGCAACCTTTACCGGGTAAATGCACAGCTCGAAGTTGTTCAAAACCAGCCTAACCTGAATGCCGATATAGCATTAATTAAAGATTGGGAGGTCTAATGGATAACGAATATGCCAAGTTCTTTTTCAATCGGAAAGTTGATGTCTGTCAACTGGAGTGTATTGAGCTTTCTCATCCTTCTTTTATGAATACATACCGAATAGTCCGTAATGATGACCGAGGTGTTTATGTTCAACATAAGGAGGGATCCGGTCAGGTCTATTATGAATTTTTGCCAGCATCTATTCAAAGATCCGGAATGCTGGGTGATCTGGACCAGACATTAACAGTCTCTATATCTGGTTTAGGTGATGTAATGCCGGATGAGTTTGAACGGGTAATCGAAGGGCAATATCCAGATGTAAAGCCGACCGTAAATTACCGGATTTACAGTTCAGACAATCTGAACTCTCCAATGTTTTATTTACTTGGACTGCAACTCTCAAGTGTCGCCATGAACCATAAAGCTGTGACATTCAAGGCTGAATCACCACGATTAAATACCACTAAAACTGGGGACATTTTTGCACTGGATCGCTTTAGTGGTTTGAAGGGGGCTATATGAAAAGTCACGATCATTTGCTCGATAGGCAATATGACGATGAACACTACAATTGTGTTCACTTTGTTCATGAAGCTGCAATGGACCTATATGGTATAGATCGGGCGGAAGCGCTTGAACTCTTTATGCAGCCTAAGGGCAAAATTACTTTTTTATCTTCACGGTTAAAACTTTTAAATCCGCTACCCATGCCCAAGGAAGGCTGCATAGTCGCCTTCCATCCGAGACAAAGAAATAAGCCCCCGCATGTGGGGCTTTTTCGTGGGCAAAAGATTCTTCACCTCATGGAAAGCGGAGTCACTTATTTGCCTGAAGAGGTTGTGATGGAAATGGGGTTTAATCGGGTCAGTTATTATGATTAAAGTTATTTATAAAAAAGATGCTTTGTCTGAAGAAAAGACAATTGAACAGGCTCAAACCATTGGGCAATGGCTCACTTCAAAATATGAACATATGCCTGAGCATGTCCGTATCTTTCATACCACAAGCAATATGGATCATGCGGAAATTTCATTTGCGAACGAAGTCACACCGAAGAATGCTTATGAGTTAAAGCAGCTTGATTTCTTACCGGGTACTTTTATCGTAGTTGAGAACCCAAAATGGGTCGCGGCTATTGTTTCGATTGTGATTAGTATTGCGATCGCATTTTTAATGCCGACTCCATCGATAGCCCAGACTACTCAAAATACTAACCAGTCTTCTTCGGCAAATAATGAACTTTCTAACCGTGAAAACAAGATCCGGGTGAATGGTCGTATTGCTGATAACTATGGAGCTGGGTGGAATACTCCCGACCTAATCGCAGTGCCTTACAAAGTTTATGAAAACAATGTCGAAGTAGAGCATGTTGTCGGTTGTATTGGTCGTGGTCACTATAAAATTAACGGTGCATATGACGGTGAAACCAACATTGTTGATATTGCCGGCGCATCGGTAGAAGTCTTTCGACCGGGTGTCGATATTGTCTCGGGTGAGCCATATTTCTCGCTTGGTACCGAAATTACAACTCCACCCTTAACGGTTCAGCATCAAACTTCTGTTAATGGCCAAGTTCTCCGTCCAGCAGATACACAGTCTTTAGAAGGTACGAACTATCTTCATTTTGCATATCCAAACGAGATCCTTCGGGCATCTGCAAACAATACGGATTTAACCACTAAGTTTGTAAGTAATGACCGCGTAGAAATCACCAATGCCTCATTCACGTTTAACGGCCAGACTTACGATTTAAACGGGACTTATAGTGTCTTGTCGGTTGCTGACGACCGCATGACTTTATCCAATCCAGCTGCGGTAAACAAAAACTGGTTAAAGCTTAAGGAACTTTCGAATCAGCAAACAGCAGCCTTATCGCCAAAGATCACTTCAATAGGTGAAAAGTGGATTGGTCCATTCATTCTGGACAATGTCGAACGAAGTCGGGTGCTGTGTAATTTTGTGGCCACAAATGGACTTTACACAGTTTCTTCAGGTGGAAATCAGGGAGCTGTAAACGTCACGATTGAAGTTGAAGTAACGCCGGTTAATGAATCTGGTGCAGCCATTGGCAATCCAATGCTGAAGCAGATAATCCTAAAGGGGTCAGCAAAGTCACGTCAGACAGTTGGTGCAACGCTGGATATGGTGACTTTTCAGGGGCGCTGTAGTGTCCGTGCACGCCGTTTAACTCCAACACCGGCGGTTACAACGGTAGTAGATGATGTGAAGTGGCAAGCACTATATGGTGCATATCCATTACAAAGCACAACGTATGAGCATGAAACGGTTTTCCGTGCACGTACATATGCAACGACTGGAGCATTGTCAGTTAAATCCCGCAAGATCAATTTTGATCTTCAGCGAATGTTGCCGACTTATAAAAACGGGGCAATGACAACAGAGCTATATCCAACGTCTAGCTTTGCTGATGCTTTGGTATCTATGGCACTGGATGACAAGATTGGCCGTCGTACGATTGATGAGATTGATCTGGAAAACATCTATCGGACTTATAACGATGTAGTTGATTATTTTGGTACGCCACTTGCGGCTGAGTTCTGTACCACTATTGATGATACAAACCTATCTTTTGAAGAGCTGGTTACCAATCTTTGTGATGCCGTATTTTGTACCGCATATCGGCAAAACAATAAGCTCAAGCTTTATTTTGAACGTCCAACTGATAACTCGGTAATGCTGTTTAACTTCAGGAATATCATTCCAGATAGTTACAAGCATGATCTAACCTTTGGCGTGATGGATGACTACGATGGACTGATCTATGAATACACGGATCCGACCGACGATAGTCGTATCAATATCTATTTGCCAGACAAAGGAGCAAAGAACCCGAAAGAAGTGAAATCCGTTGGGGTACGAAACAAGTGGCAAGCTCATTTTAATGCGTACCGGATCTGGAACAAGCTTCGGTTTCAACGTAAATCCATCACCTTTGATGCGGCGCCTGAGTCTGAATTGCTTGTGCTACGTGACCGTATTGCTGTAGCAGATTATCGCAATGGTATTCATCAAAGCGGGGAAGTGGTACAGCAAGAGGGTTTAATCCTCACCTTAAGCCATGATGTAGATTTCATTGCAGGCAAGAGCTATGTGATCTATCTGCAAATGGGGGATGGTACCGTGGACCTAATTCCTATTACACCGGGTTCAGCCAAGAACAAAGTTGTTTTAGGGCGTTTACCGAACGGGGCCTTAAAGCTTAGTCCCGATGACTTTGTGAATACTATCTACACGGTAGTTAATGACGATACCAAAGGCTCATTACCTTATCTGGTTGCAAAAAGAGAACCAGCTGACCAGTTCTCTAATACAATTACTGCAATTAATTACGATGAACGTTATTACCTCAATGACAAGGACTTCATTGATGTACCGGTAGATGATTCACCGATTTATATTCGATATGACCAGCTTGATATTAATCTGGCACGTTTGTATCAGATGCAAAGAGGTGATTTACCAACGACTGGCGAAATCAGTTTTGTAGTTGAAGCAGGTGCATTGGTTTCAAGTTCAAGTTCTTATCGACCGGAAACCAGATTTGTCTATAAATTCGACTACAACTCTAGTCCTCCAAAACGAGAGTATATCGTTCCAGCTGCATCAGAATTACCTGCTATTGATACTGGTGAGTTTCCACCTGATCTGGTTGTGAATCTGACGATTAAAGGTGCTGTAGTTGGACGTGGTGGAGATGGCGGGTTGCCACATTTGGCATTTGGTGCATGGTCTACCGATCCGGATTACAACTTTACAAAAACCCGTCGTGATGGTTTTCAGGGAGCACCCGGTCTATTAAACCGGCACAGTAAACTAAACCTGATTATTGATGGTGGAACTCTGGCTCGAGGCGGATCTGGTGGCGGCGCAACACCAAGTGGTATTTATACTGGATTATCGTATGGAGTTCAGGGTATTCCCGGTGGAGCTGGAGCACCTTTTGGTCGGGTTATGACCGGACAACCTATTACTAACGATTCACAAGACTGGCGTTGGTACTTTAATGGTGACTTTATGGTTGTCAAAGTAACCGATGCTGAAGCTACTGTGCCTGGTAAAGGTTATCGAACCCAAAATGACCGTTATGGATCGCCATTGTCCGGTGATGGTGGAAGCTGGGGTCAACTAGGTACCGAGTCCACCAATGATGGAACATGGAACTGGCAATACCATGGCACAACTGAAGGCCAGCCGGGGCCGGGTGGACCTGCAATTGTTGGGGTGGCACCACTTACAACTCAATTGATCAATGGAGGGAAAATTCTACAAACACTTTAAATCTTAAAAGAACTTTGAGCACCCAATTCGGGTGCTTTTTTATTGTCTAAATTTTCTGGAGATATTAATGGAACCAGTTTCCACTAGCGGTTTAACAGCAATTTTAAAATTTTATGGCGCAGCAATTATGGTGACTTTAGCGGTCGCTTTAGTTGCAGCAGTTGTATTGATGACTCGTATGCCACGCTCACCACAAGAGTGGGCAGTTGGTTTGATCTGTACGGTTGTATCAAGTTTGGCTGGCGGCTCATTCATTATTGTGAAGTGGGGACTTCATGAATGGGTTACTGATGTATGGGGGATGATTGCTCTAGGTGGGTTCTTCTTTGTTTGTGGTTTACCCGGTTGGGCTTTAGTCCGTTGGATTTTTAATTTTATAGATAAACAGGAAGGTAAAACGATCGTTGAAGTGATCAAAGAGTTTAAGAAAGCCAGAAAAGACATTGAAAACAGTTAATACCGCCTTCGGGCGGTTTTTTTATATCTGAAGGAAACCGAAATGAATATTGAAAAATATCTTGATGAATTAATTAAGCGTGAAGGCGGGTATGTAAATAACCCAGCTGATCGGGGCGGTGCAACTAAATATGGCATCACACAAGCTGTTGCGCGTGAAAATGGCTGGAATGGCAATATGAAAGATTTGCCGCTTGATGTGGCCAAAGCTATTTACAAGAAGCAATACTGGACAGCTCCGCGATTTGACCAAGTAAATGCTGTTTCTTCTGCAGTAGCTGAAGAGCTTCTAGACACTGGTGTGAATTGCGGTACCGGATTTGCAAAACCTCTTTTACAACGAGCTTTGAACTTGCTTAATAACCAAGGTAAAGCTGGATATGCAGATTTAGAGGTTGATGGTGTTTATGGCTCAGCAACGCTAGGTGCCCTTAAAACATACTTGTCAAAACGTGGGAAAGAAGGTGAGAAGGTTCTGGTGCGAGTGCTCAATATTATGCAAGGGCAACGCTACATTGAAATCTGTGAGCGTAATCCAAAGCAGGAACAGTTTTTCTATGGCTGGATTGCTAACCGGATCGGCTAGCATGAAAATCTTTCACAGTAAGCGAACTAAGTTTGCTTCGATTATTACTGTGCTGTGTATTCTATTATCGGGCTGCACAGCCCATACGATCAAAAATAATATTAGAGTCAGCATTTGCGTACAGTGTGTTGTTAATTGACATTTTGTACCAACTACCTAAGGTTGGCCAAAGCAGCTGCAGTATTTGGCCAACTTCTCGATATTAATTTAAGTTATTGAAAAATAGTAACTAGAGAAAAAATAACATTTATGTTTGATTGGCATTTTGTATCAAAAAATAGAAGAGTAATTAAAATAGCCTTTTTCTTCTGAGAATAATTTTGCGCAAAAATATCAATATTAAGCAAATATGAGCATAAATTTGCGCAATACACTTAACTTACTTGAACGATGGATTGATGTATCATTATTAAAATTACTTTGAATTATTGTTATGTCTTCACAGTTAATCAAAATTCATTATCATGCATATTCTCGCGTTGCAGATCTATTAGCAGATCTAGATAAGAAAGGAGAGGTCACTAAAATTTATGACCTCAATGGCAACGAATTAAAAATTAATTTCTTGCGTGACGAAGTTTATTATAAAAAAGTCTGGTGGCATTTTCAGAAGAAGCAAGGCGGTTAAACCGCCCAGCTATCCACAATATTAGCCCAGTCCTGTAGCATTTTTCGCCTGCTTTCTAAATATTTGGCATGGTTATATGTGGCCCTAGTTTTATTACCATCTGCATGCGCTAATTGTTTTTCAATCCATTTGTCATCGTAATCCTTTTCATTTAACAAGGTTGATGCAGTGGCACGAAAGTCATGAGCAGTGACATCAGACAAGCCAATGTAATCGAGCATTTTATTCATTGTAGTAGCGGAGAGCATCCCATCTTGATAGATGGCTGGAAAAACATATTCACGATTACCTACAATGTTGCGCTGTTCTTGAAGAATATTAAAAACTTGGTCAGACATAGGAACGATATGAATACGTTTCTTTTTCATCATCTCTTTTGGGAATGTAATTGTTCTAGCTTCAAAATCAACATATTCCCATTTCATGCGGCGGATCTCGATAGTCCTGAGCATAGAGTAGAGCATTACAAGGCCAGCATTTTTAACTGTAGTAGATCCACCATAGCTATTTAATTTATTTCTAAGTTGCACAGCCTCATATTTTTCCATGGGTCTGGCATGTTCTATTTCGGGACGTTCTACAACGTTTTTAACGGCATAGGTTGGATCATAGTCGGCTCTAAGTGTGGCGATTGCATAACGCATTACGCCGCCAATAAAAGTACGATTTTGAATTGCTGACACTTCGCCAGTACCATGGTTTTTTTGACGCTTAACTCGTGCAATCGTCTTTTTCATGATAGTCAAAACGTCTGCTGAGGTGACTTCTTTAATATCCTTATCACCAATAACTTTTAAAATATCTTTATCTAAGGCGCGTTGAAAAGCTTCTTGATACCTTTCTGAACGATTATTTAATTTTTCTGCTTTATATTCTGCAGCAACATGTTTAAAGAGAACCCTATTGTCATACTCATCAGATTTAGCCTTTTTTTGGTTTTCTTTTTCTTCAACTGGATTTATACCGCTTGCAACTAAAGATTTAGCTTCATCTCTTTTAGTACGGGCTTCAGCTAATCCCACAATAGGGTATTCACCTAAGCTCATCATTTGTGTTTTTTTGAGCCATTGAAAACGATAGCGCCAATACTTCTTGCCATTAGGTTTTATTTCAACACACAAACCATCGGAATCACCAAGCCTATAAAGCTTTTCTTTCGGTTTTGCACTTCTAATTTTTGAGTCACTTAACAT